CAACAACAACACCCCCAGCAACAACAACTACCCAAGCAACAACAACACCCCCAGCAACAACAACTACCCAAGCAACAACAACACCCCCAGCAACAACAACTACCCAAGCAACAACAACTACCCAAGCAACAACTACTACTACCCAAGCAACAACAACTACTACTCAAGCAACAACTACTACTCAAGCAACAGTTAATACATCTTCTCAATGTTTTTTGATAGGTACATCTATTCTTACAAAAGATGGATATAAATTAATTGAAGATTTAGAAGTAGGTGATCTTGTAAATACTATGAAAAATGGGTTAGTTCCTATTGAAATGATTGCTACAAAACTCATTCATCATGATGTTCATGGTCGTACTTCTTCCCAATTGTACAAATTGTCTTATCCGGAGTATTCACATTTATGGAAAGATCTATATGTTACAGGATCTCATAGTTTACTTGTAGGTGATCTTACAAGTTACCAACGCGAAAAGATAATTGAAAGTTATCATGAAATTTTTGTGACGGACGGTTACTATCGTTTACCAGTTTATATTGATGAGAAGGCAAAAGTATGTCCAGAATCTGGTAGTTATAGAATTTATCATATCGTTTTAGAACATGAAAATATTCAGATGAATTATGGTATTTATGCGAATGGATTATTAGTGGAATCTGCAAACAAATATGATGTCTTGAATCCATGATTTCATTTTGATCTTTATGCAAGAAAATATTGTAACTAAAGCAAAAGATGCGCTTACAAAATGCCAGGTATGGGTGGTTTAGCATACATTGTACGTTAAATAATGACTGGTATGGATGGTTCACAATAACAAAATGAATAATGTATAACAATTAATTCACATAATTATAAGTATGGTAAATCAATTTGCATTTATTCATAAATTTTATTTGTGACATACAATAAAATCATTTTTGAATGATATTATTTTGTTGGTCACAACCTTCCCGATCATTAACAACAACTACCCAAGCAACAGTTAATACATCTTATCGTTTTAGAACATGAAAATATTCAGATGAATTAACTCTTTTGTAAGTGTTTGAACTAATAGAAGTTTGCCATTTATTTAAATTTTCAAATATTTGGATCACTTACAAATTTATATTATTTTTTAATTAATAGTAACAATATAAAATTGAAAATAATATTATTCAAATAATAACAATTTTTTACCTTTTTGATTATAAACCCATATTTCATAATTTAACCCATTTTTTTTTGCAGATTCTTGTTTTTTTAATACAAGATCTTTTTTCTTTTCAAATGTCCAAGTAGATTTTACTTCAATACATTTTTGTAAAGATTTTACAAAAATATCAACATAATGCCGTCTTTCATTATTATCTCCATATTTTATTACAGGTACATTTTTACAACCAGTGATAATATCATCTTCTTGTATGTTATTTTCCAATAATTCTTTCAATGCAAATGGTTCATAACCCTGACATGTTATTTTTTTACCCGAAGGAAAAGTAAACTCCTTTAATTTATAAGCATTTTTTGATGCTTTTTCTGCAAAATCTGCATTTTGATAAGGATAATTTACACCAAATTTTAAAAGATTACTTTTTATTGTTTTAGAATGTATTTCTTTGTTTTGTTGCGGATATTCACAACCATGTCTTTGCAAATTTGTTTGTTTCGTTTTTTCTTGAATCATGGTATTTTGTGCTGCATGTTCAACACCATATTTTTCTAACATGGTTTGTTTTGTTTTTTCTTGAATCATGGTATTTTGTGCTGCATGTTCAACACCATATTTTTCTAACATAGTTACTTTTTGTTTTTCAACCATGTTCTTTGAAGTACATGTATGACAATTTAACCCACTGACTTCTTTAATTTGCCTATACACTTTATTTGATAATTCACCACATTTACATTTAAAATAAATAGTATCTTCTCTTTTTACATTGTCATAAAATGTGTCTGATTGATTATAATGATCATCTAATAATTCAAACCCATTTTTTTTGAAATAATCGAACAATGCTTCTCTTTTTTCCATCATTTTTTTTCTTTGTTTTTCTTTTATTTTTTCAAGCTTTGAAGTATGATCTACACCATATTTTTCTAAATTGGTTTGTTTTATTTTTTTTTGAATAACAGAGGATTGACTTGGTCGTTCAACACCATATTTTTCTAAATTGGTTTGTTTTATTTTTTCTTGAATTTGTTCATTAGAGGTTGCACTTTTTGTACCATATTTATCAATACATGTTTTTTCTGTTTTTTCTTTTTTTATTATGTTTTTGTGTGTTTTACAATAAGGTCCATGTTTAATTAAAGAACGAAAAACAATTGAAAAATGATTTTCACATGAAATACATTTTCCAGAAATAATAGAATCACGAGTAATAGTTTTTTTAGAATAATCTTCATTCAATACAACATGATTTGTATGCACAAAGTTTTTTAAATATTCGTAATCATATCTTATCATCACAAAAATATAAATAAAAATAATCAATTTTATGATAATTTTAACAAAATTGATACCAAAATTAGTGTGATTAATATCCCGATGTCTTGCCCAGCGAAAGATGCGAAAGGCAATCCTTGCCGAAACAAAGGACCTTTCTGTAGGTTCCACACCTACATGAAAGATTATACCCCTGAAATGATAGCAGGATGTAAACTATGCAAAGGATGCAAGAAAATGAAATTCATGGAAATGGAAACGTGTAATGAATGTAGAGTACGTGGTGCGGAAAAACGTAAACAGGCAAAAGCAGAAATTGTATTATGTGCCAAGGAAGGATGCAAGTTCAAAAAAAGTGAAAATAAATATTGTGGCAAACATCAATTGTGTCAATTTATCGATGAAACATCCGCACTTGGATTAAAACCGTGTTATAATGCAAATCGAGGATGCCGTACTCAAATGCCAATGGATGGTAAATCACGTTGCTCCGTATGTTTGGCTAAAGAACGTGAAAAAGATCACAAGAACCGTAGCGTAGAACCGGTAAAGACTGAAACAGAGAATGAATGTACGAGGTGTCGTAAAATGTATCCATTGGAGGCATTCAATGGTTCAGTAGGTGAAACCAAAACGTGTAAGTTATGCCGTGCAGCAAATAAGAAAGCGGATGAAAAACGTGACAAAGAACATGTGAATGAACTTATGCGTAAAAATTCAGCAAAACCGGAACGCAAAGCAGTGAAACAGGCATGGAGAGAGGCAAATTATGAAAAAGTGGCTAAATATTGGATGGATGCACGTGCTCGTTTAATAGAAGCAGATGCTGAAAAATATTTGAAACGACAGGCTGAACGAATGAAAAAGTGGCGCGATGAAAATCCTGAAAAAGTACAAGCTTTCAATAAAGTGCGAAATGAAAATATAGATTATCATTATTCTAACTACAAGAAGTCGGCTTTTACGAAACAACTAGTATTTGAAATAGACAAGGAAACATTCATTACATTAGTAACATCATCATGTCATTATTGCGGAATCGTTCAAGAAAAAGGGTTCAATGGATTAGACCGATTAGATTCAGCAAAAGGATATGTAATGGAGAATTGTGTATCTAGCTGTGAAATGTGCAACTACATGAAAAAGTGTATGAGTCCGGATGTATTTGTAAAAATAGCTCAACATATTGATAGTTATTCTAAAAAAACAGGTACATTCTACCCAGAAATATTCAAAGACACAAAATTGGTTAAATATTCATTATCAAAGTTAAGTGCTCTTATAAGAGATATACCATTTGACGTATCTAAAGAAATCTTTGATGCAAAAAAACAGGAATGTTGTTATTTATGTGGAAAAGAAAATAGCGAAACACATCAAAATGGTATAGACCGTGTAGATAGTACCATTGGATATGTAGAATCAAATATGAAATCCTGTTGTGGAACTTGTAATATAATGAAATCCAACTATACCTTAGATTCCTTTCTTGAAAAATGTAGTCGGGTTGCAATGAATCATAAACCAAATGTGCCCATGAATCAAAACGTAGCTATTGTAAAAGGAAACAAATTGAGTAAAAGTGAAAAGAAGGAAATTCATGATGTGAAAAAAGAAGTAAAAATTCAACAATTAAAAGAACGATATTCAAAAGAACAAATTGCAGAACGTGTACAAGGACTTACTTCAAAGTAGAACTGCAGAATGGACATTCCTTACTACCTATTATTTTTGTTTGCTCCCATTCTTCCCACCTGTATTCTAAGCGTCCACATTCCATATTGTACCTAAATATGTCTAATTCATAATCAATTATTTTTTGTAAATCCATATCTATTGTATCAATCTCTTTTGATAGAAATAACATTAATGTTTCTAGTGTATCAGTATATACTTCAATTGAATGAATCTCGAACAATAATTCTTGATAATCAAATATAAAACGATAATATTGATTAAAATCTTTTTTTGAATATGGCCATAAAGCCCAATTTGTTACTTCATTATAATGTTTTGGTCTAGGCGTATAAGTATAACCTATGTAATTATTTTTGCAGCATTGTAAACATAGTTTATGGTTACATGGTAAGGTATTCAATAATACCTCTTCAGCACAAACATCACATATATTTTTTTCAAGTGGTTCCTTTCCTAAAATGAAACTGCAAGATGAACATGTAAAAATTCCATTCTTGTTCACCATAACACATTCTAGTTGAGGTGTACTACAAAAGTAACAATCTTTTAAGTAATCGTGATTCTTTTTACAATCAACACAATATTTTAACGAACGTTCCATGGTTAACTAGCAAAAAAATAAACAATATCAATTTTTTTATTGATATTGTTTCCAAAGAATTTGTAACCACCCATCCCAGACATAATGTAAAGGACTCAGTTGCTATATGCCAAACCACCCATGCCGGACATTATGCGCAAAACATTGTAATTGGTGGCATAGACACGCACCTTGGCGGTGGAGGTACCCTCGACGGTCGCGTTCGAGAGAATAAGTTGAAGGGTGGCATTGTCAATGCGCGAGAAGTTGCATGTGCCGGAAGGCTGGTGCTCCTCGGGGCGGAGGGCGAAGGAGTAGACGTTGATACCGGTGTCGGGGGTACGGGTGTGGGCCATGTAGGGCTGGACAAGGTCAAAGTAGGATCCTTCACGCTCTGAGAAACGATCCTGGCCGTTGAGCTGAAGTTTGGCAGTGACGACTGGGTTCTCGCCCCAGCAGTGGAGAGCAAGAGCTGTCTCCGAGAGGACGAAGGTACCGGCATCGGAAACGAGCGATTCCTGGGGATCTCCGGTAGGAGCGCCAAATTCGTATTTTCCGGTGCTTCCGGAGGTAACACCGGAAAAGGCGCCTGCAGTGTTTCCGTAACCGCGGTTGTATCCCCAGTAATCATTCGAGTTTTGAATAGCAGCGAGTAATTCTTCTGTCGATGTAACCGTGTTATTCGAAAGATCAATGTAAGCATTTCCGTCAACCGCGTTAGCATTGGCGAAGAGACCATTGGCATTGATGAAATCGTAGTTGGCGGTTCCACTTGCACCCATAGGTCCAGCAACCGAGTTGGGGCCACCAAAGGCATGGATGGCGTTAGGGAGAGCATCTACTGCATCTGTGTAGTTGAAGGGCTGGGCACCAAGGATGTTGAAGAGGTTGCTCTGGCCATCGAGTGATGCGCAGTAATCAACATTGGCATCAGGCTGGACAACCCAGATAAGCTCCTTGACGGGATGGTTGAAGTTCAACTTGATCTTGTTGGACGACGAACCAACCGACTCATCGCCAGTGAACTGAAGCTGTTCAATGAGGTACTCGTGGGGGTTCTGTGCCATACGCCGGCGCTCATCGGTATCAAGGAAGACGTAGTCCACAAAGAGAGAGGCAGCAACGAGGGATTGGTTGTAAGCATTTGTGCACTTGACAGAGCCAGTAGAGGTAGGGCTGAGTGTGTTGACGGCCCAGAGGCACTCATCAATGGGACGAAGATCAATGTTGATGCGTACCTCGTGGTACTGGAGAGCAATGAGGGGGAGAGCAAGACCAGGGTTACGGCAGAACCAGAACTGAAGAGGAATGTAAAGAGTTGTCTCTGGGAGAGCGTTACGAGGAGCGCAAATCTGGCGAGGAGCGTTCGACTGGCAAGGACCATCCACGGCAGAGAAAGAGGGGTCAGTCAAGTAAGTAAGCTGGGTGGTGTTGCCTACCATTGACCAGTAACCCTTCTGCTGAGAAGCATTTACGGTAAGCTGGTTCCAGATGTGCATCCAATCACCGTAATGGCGATCAATGCGCTGGCCACCAATCTCTACCTCTACCTGGGAGATGAGTTGCTCACCAGGGAAATCGAGCCACCGAGCATAGACGCCCTGGTCCGACGAAGCCGCAAGATCCTGGCCAATTTGGGGAAGAGTGACTTGAAGAATAGTGGTGTAAGCAAGATCTCCGTTACGGGAGATGGTGCAAGTGACACGTCGTCCAAAATCTGCCTGTCCATTGAAAGTTTGCTCAATGGACTCCATGGCGAAGTTTGTGTAACGCCGGTAAGTTACTTTCCAGTAGGTAATCTGGGGGTTACCAGTAAGATAAACATCTTGTGCGCCGTAGGCTACTAATTGCATTAAACCTCCTCCCATGTTATACTATTGCTAAAGAAAAAAAAATTAGGAATATTTTTTTAAAAAAATGGAAAGATAATTCGAATCAAAATATTCCTTAAGATTGTAATGTCGTTTTCTAAAAATATATTTGTTCTTGTGTTTTGTTACTGTCCATCCATCTTCTAATGCCTTTATGATAAATTTCCTTTTATTCATATCATAGAAAAAGAAACAATGTACGTATTTTTAATTTAAAATGTTTATTTCTTTATAAAGTATGACCTTTAAATTAAAACCAACAAAGAAATTAGAAGACATTATGTTAAAAATGGTGGATACAAAACATAATGAATTTGTCGAACGATTCAAAGAAGAAAATGATAAAATTATTCCTAAATTAAAAGAAGAATGTATTGTAGAAAAAGATCCTATCAAATTGTCTAAATTGAAAAAAAAAATAAAAGATATACAAGATAAACAGTTACAATATTATTTAGACAATGGAAAACATTTATTTTCATATTTTGAAGAAAAAAAAGGTATATCTGAAAAAAGATCGACGATTAAGCTATTGAATCAGTTTTTCAAAATCGATTCTTTACCCGATACACAAGTGATGGCAAATCATGCGTTGCATTATTTAAAAAATATTGATGAATCTTATTTTCCATCAGAAGAATATATTTATAATACGTCAATTTGCAAAAAATGTAATCAAGGTGAACTCATACCAGTCGATTATGATGGAATTGTAATATGTAACAATACTGCATGTGCTTGCCAATTTCAATACCTCATTGAAAATGAAAAACCTTCTTACAAAGAACCACCGAAAGAAATATGTTTTTATGCATACAAACGAATCAATCATTTTCGTGAAATATTAGCACAATTTCAAGCAAAAGAATCTACACAAATTCCAACTGATATTTTTGAAAATATTCAATCTCAAATTAAAAAAGAACGCATTGAAATATCTGAAATTACTAATGAAAAAACAAAAGAAATTTTAAAAAAATTTGGATATAATAAATATTATGAACACATTACATTTATCAAAGACAAATTAGGTATTAAACCACCAGTAATGAGTCCAGAATTAGAAGAACGGTTATGTTCTCTTTTCATTGAAATACAAAGACCTTATGCAAAATGTTGTCCAGATGATCGTGTTAATTTTTTGAATTATTATTATACGATTTATAAATTATGTGAATTATTAGAAGAAGATACTTTTTTACCTTATTTTCCAATGTTAAAAGATCGTGAAAAAAGAATGGAACAAGATGAAATATGGAAAAAAATATGTCTAGAATTAAATTGGGAATTTATTCCTACCATTTGAATGTTTCATCGCCTGTAATTTTTCTTAAAATACAAAGTAGAGATCGATCTTCCATGGCTTGTTGAATAGAAGGTAAAATGGATTTTATGAAAATGGGTTCTTCTTTTTTAACAAAATGTAGGTCATAATAATCAATATCGAGTTGACGACAAAATAATGCATATGTTTTTGTTTCATCGTAAGAATAAAAAATACCAAATATTTCTTTGTCTTTTGTATAATAGGTATGTTTTTTTAATTTATCAAAAGGTACAATTCTATACATTTCATATAGTAATAAATTAAAGTTTAAATATTATTTTTCATCAACAAGAATGAAGATTTTATCGATTGATATTGGTGTGAAAAATTTAGCCCATTGTTTATTGGATGTTTCCACCAATCAAATTGTAGATTGGAATGTGAATAATTTAGCACCTGCATACCATTGTTGTTCGAAAGCAACTCATTATTTGGACGGATACCTTTGTAAAAAATGTATCGAAAAACCATTACCTCAATTGTTATGTATATGTAAAAAACATAACATACCATTTGGTACTAGAAAAGAAATGATTCAAGGATTAAAAAAAAAGTGGGAACCCATTGAACCAAGTATGGTAGAATTGGGAAAAAGAATCATAAAAGTATATGCCCCTCTTGAAGCCAATATAGTATTGGTAGAAAATCAAATTGGTCCATTAGCAAGTAAAATGAAAGGGATTCAAGGGATGGTTGTTCAGTATTGGTTAATGAGAGGAGCAGAAGTCCATTGTATTTCAGCAGTGAATAAATTAAAGTTGTTTCATCAAGGACCTACTACCTATGCACAACGTAAAAAGTTGAGTATTCATTATACGAAACAAGTTTTGGCAGAAAAAGGATGGGATGATACACATTTTTTAAAACATAAAAAGAAGGATGATTTAGCGGATACATTGTTACAAGCTATTTGGTTTATGTATGGTAAGATATAGTCGATGGTAATTCTATTATTCCATCTATTATTATAAAAATATATGGGTCACCTGTAAAATCATTATAAAACATTATTGTTTTATATTCTTTATTGAATTTGACCCTATTTATAGTTAGGTCAATGATTCCTGGTAAATAGATAAATGTATAATTACCAACTATATATGAATTATAAGAAATATTACCCTCACTAATATACAATGTTTTATTTAAAAATTCGTGATTTACTTTTCTAATTTTAAATGGATTTATTAATGGAATTTCTATGGAAATATCATAATTCAATAAAAATATATATCCTTTATCTATTTTACCTTGACTTATTAAATTAATTAATGTTGAATCATAAGGACCATCTGGTTGATATATTAAATTTGTATAATCTGCATTGATGACACCTTCTTGAAAATAAAATGATGTAGTAATATTTCTTATTTGAGATGGTGGTACGTCTATTGTAGATACATAAAAATATAATTTATTCCCTAAAAAATATGGATATATTAAATCATGATTTGCAGTATTTATATCTTCAAAAAATATACCTTCATACTCCATTGTAACAGGTATATCTGATGTAATTGTTTTTGGAGAATGAATACCATCGGCACGAGACCATCTTCCACCAAACATGCTATGACCAGGACCAATACCGCCTAATTGATTTCTGTAAAATAATTTCATTCTTCCTATACCATTGGATTGAACTTGTATTTCACGATTTTCCCATCTATTCAAACCTACTCTCGAAGTAACACCTTGTTTCTTATTACCTCCACAGTTGAAAGATTCGGATCACATTTATAAAGAGTAGCAGATGCATGTCCTGCACCCATCATTCTAGATTTACCCATATTATTAATTGCGGTTTTATTTAAAGTGAATTCTTCTTAGTTAGGTTATGGAAGTCATTAATCTTACTCCTCTGGAAGAAGTAAAATCAACATTACCAGGGATTGAATTATTAATGAATGATAAAAGTAAACAAAAGGATACTATTACTTTATCAGATATTGACAATTTAGAAAAAGAATTAAATTCATTGTCAGGAACAAGTTTTGAACCAGAGATAAAACTGAACTTTTCAGAAATCAAAGAACCAAGTTTTCCAAAAAATGAAACCTTTCCCAGAAATGAAACTTTTCCAAGAACTGATATACCAGAAATAAAAGAACCAACTGTTCGATTTGCAGAACCGGTAAAAGAAAAAACATGGGATGGGTTCAAACCATTTGTAGGGAATCCAGATAAACCCATAGAACAAAAGGAAACCTTACGTGAACGTTTTTCTTATTTAAGAAAATTGGAAGATTTAGAATCCAAAGGTGTTAAGTTGACAAAACGTTATTCTATGGATTCTTCTTTAGAGGAAATGAAAGGTGAATACGAAAATATAGTGGCGGAAAAGGAAAAAGCAAACAATGTAAAATTTCAAGGAAAAATGTTAATGGCTTGTATTACCGGTCTTGAATTTTTGAATTCTAAATTTGACCCATTTGATATCAAATTGGATGGATGGGCAGAACAATTTTCAGAAAACATTACAGATTATGATGAAATATTTGCAGAGTTACACGAAAAATATAGAAATAAGGCAAAGCTTGCTCCTGAATTGAAATTATTGTTTCAATTAGGTGGAAGTGCTATTATGCTTCACATGACAAATACGATGTTCAAATCCTCGATACCAGGAATGGATGATATCATGAGACAAAATCCAGAACTCATGCAAAAGTTTACTCAAGTTGCGATGAATTCCATGGGAAGTCCAGGATTCACTGGATTTATGAATTCTGTACAGCCACCACGACAAGAGGCAAGAGAGTATTCAAGACCTGAACCAAAGAAAGAGGATCTACGATCAGAATCAAGACCAGAGATAAAGACGATTCCACGACCAGAAATGAAAGGACCAAGTGATATCAATGATATTTTAAATGGATTGAAACCAAAAACTGTACAAATGGATGAAGGAAGTACAGTAAGTATTGGTGAATTAAATGAAATGAAGGATGGATTAAATATGGCAAAAAAAGCTAGACGCAAACGATCAGACAAAATGACCATGAATTTGAATCTATAATTGGATGAAATAGTATTGGTATAGAATATGAATGTACAATTGTACTGGAAATATTTAGTAGGATTATTTGTATATGCCATTGTATTGAATATTTTATTTTTCATTTACATAGATAAAATATCAAATGCAATAACGAATTTTTTTTCTGTTCATGAAAAAAATAATTCAGTAGGGTATCTTATTTATGCCATGATGATAGTGATTCAATTACCTTTAGTTATGCACATTACAAAAAGTACTTTGTACGAAATTTTATATGTAGTTACTTGTATTCTTGTGGCAATATTGAATCCATTTTCTTTTTTAACTACACCGTATCCACCATGGAGTGTATTGGTATTATCGATTCTTCTATTTGGTTGTTTAAAATTATCATTTAATATCATTAAAGTAGTATTGCTAGTCTTTCTTACAGTATTTGCAGGAAATGAAATTCTTTCATTTTATTATCAATCTACTTATGTTTTTTTAGCTTATCTTTTATTATATACAATTGGATATGGTATCAGTTTTATTGATTTCCATCCAGAAAGATTAAAATACATAATAGAACGTATCTCAAGCTTTTTTGAACCAATCACTTCTTTTTTGAATAGATATTACAATTATGCAAAAAATATAACAATCCATCCATTTTTTCTTTTTACTTTTATAGTGTTGGTTGGATTTGCATTTTTTCATTTGTATATAAGAACGATTACTAAGAAAACATATGGAGGTTCTATGCTTGTACACAAACCAATATCATTAGATAATATCACTATTTATCCAGTACCTGTAAATTATCATTATACATTATCATTTTGGTTTTATATTCATCCAACACCACCTAGTTATTCATCTTCTGCTACAGAATATACAACTTTATTATTACACGGTGAGAATGTATTGATTTCTTATAATGGTGAACAAAATAAAATACAAGTAAGATTAAAGGATGATGCTATAGTGACACGAAATGTACCTTTACAAACATGGAATCATATGGCGTTAATTTATAATAACGGAATTATGGATATTTTTATGAATGGTAAATTGATTGATTCAAAATCTTGGGTACCCCATACACTTACCAATGAATTATTGATTGGTGCAAACAAAGGCATACATGGTAATATTTGCACAGTTTTATACTATGACAAAGTCATGACGCATGCATTTGTTCAATCCTTATATCATGATTTTAAGAAAAAAAATCCACCTATTGTATGAAAGAATGGATCCAAGTGGTCGATTTGTTTTATATGACAATTTTACAAGTGTTGTTTGCAGTAGGAATCACTATTGTATTAGATGATTATGTTTTACGTGAAGATCATGACAAAGATAAACATAAATCCACTGCACGATTGTTAATAGAAGCGTGTTTGTATTCTGGTATTTTATGGATTGTAATTTATTTTGTAGGTAAAGTCATAAGAATGATACCATTTCCACTAGATGGATGGTATGGTTACAAACATTCCCGAAATGAAGAATACCACTTTTTATCTATTATTCCACCATTCGCCATTATATTTTGTGATTCGATTCATTATAAATTAGAAGAATTAAGAAAAAGAATTTAAAATATACTTCCACCAAAATTAGAAGGCATTGGTTCAAAAGAATCTGGAGAGGCAGCATTTACTAAAGGAGTAGTGGGTCCAGCAAACATGGTATTGAAATCTGGTTCAGGATTATTGATTGGATTTACAGTTGGTGCTTTAGGTAAAATAGAGGGTGGCATCTGTGGTTGTACTTTTTTTGTAGGTACTTGTCCTGAAAATCTATCTACTAATATGGTGACTTTTTCACCTAATTTTGATGTTCCTAATAAAAGAATCAATGTAGGTAAAATAATGGAAATTACATTTTGTTCTGAATATTTAGAACCACTTGCTGTAGGAATAAAAGTAATGATACGATGAATAAATACGATACCTAAGAAGAGAACAATACATTGAAGAGAAATTTCTACAAAAATGGCTAAACTTCCTTTATCTTTATCTACTTCAGGCATATAATCTTGAATGAAACGATTTAGTAAAGTAATCAAAACAATAGAAAAAATGGTATATTGAGCAATATTTACCATTTGATTTCTACTTTCTTGTTCAAAATTGAATACATGAGAAAAAAAGGTAGGTTGTTCTTCCATGAATAGTAATCAGAAAAATTATTCGTTAATACTCTATTTTTTTAGTACTATTCTTCTTTATGTCTAAACAAAAGACGCAAGCGAAAGAGACCAAAGACCCAATGATTCATACTTCTCATGCCATACAATTAGTAGCTAAACGATTGATGACTCACGAACAAGTATGTTCAAGACAATTTAAAGCTTTAGAAGAAAAAATTGGAGAACAAGATACAACTTTCACAGAAAGTGAAGTAGAGACAAAATATGATTCTTTAGTGGAATTGATACGAAATTTGAATAAACAAATTGTCGCACTTACACAGAGGTGTGAAGTATTAGAGAAACAAAACAATATCAAGCCAACGAAAAAGAAGGGTACGATGCCATTATCCGAAGTAGGAGAGACATCGTTTACTTCTTTTACAACAGAGGAATAACTTTACAATATTTTTCAAGTATGAAACAATATAAAACGATTCATTTTCTAATCTTATGTTAACTACCATAATAACAATTATCGTGGTTATTTTACTTTATCTACATGTAATGTTTCAATTGAAAACAAATAACGAAATGGAAATATACGAAATACTATTTCAAAAAGAAAAACTGGAAGAAATATGTGATTTGAAACAACCCGTTGTATTTGATTATGAAGATACCGATTTATTAACACCAACTGCATGTAAAGAGTACAACTCTTTTGATGTAGTGGTCTACGATCAAAAATATAGAAAATCAATAGTTACATTAGAAAAAGCACAAAAATTATTTGAAAAAAATTATGCATTATTTGAGAATGAAGAATTTTTAAAGGATACTTTACTAAAAAATTACTACACAAATACAGATCTATTGTTAAGACCGCCATTAGTATGTAGCATGTCTTATGACGTGTGTATGGGAAGTGATCAATATACTACACGATTACAATATAAAAATCAATACCGTAATTATTTTGCAGTAACAAATGGAAGTATCACTGTAAAATTATGCCCTCCACGAAACACAAAATTTTTAAATGAAATCAAAAAACAAGAAACACAAGAATTTTATAGTACAATCAATCCATGGAAAGAAAAAACAAAAGTTAAATTTTTAGAAATAACGGTTCCAAAAGGAAAATTATTATTCATACCAGCTTATTGGTGGTATAGTATAAAATTAGAAAAGGATGCATGTGTATGCATCTTTCACTATAGAACAGTTATGAATATATTGGCTACACTTCCAGATCTTAGTTTAGGATTATTACAGCGTCAAAATACAAAAGTTAAGATTGTTCATCGCGATTCTCACGCATCTTCTGACGCGTCTCACACATAAGAGGCCCACGACGGATACCGGTTACTTCCACTGCCATGGTTCGATGCTTTCCCTCCGTCAAAATCTTTTTTTCAAACTCTACATATTCTCCTTGTACAAGATACTTGTACTGATTCTCTGCAACTTGTAGTTGCTGGTGGTGTACAAAAATGTCCTCATTATCAAGGGTAATGAAACCATATCCGGTTTTGTTATTGAACCACTTTACCATACCAATGTTACGGGACATCTTATACTTGTAATAATGCAAAAGTTCTTTAAACTATTTTATTATTATAATTAGTAAGTGATTACACTTTGCATGATAAAACAATATAAATGATTTATCTTAAAAGTAAGTTATGTGTGGTATATTTGCATTGATAAACCCCACTATTTTTGTAAAAACTGTTATGGATGCTTTTGAGATGGGGAAACATCGTGGACCAGATGAAACCGTATTTATTACGTTGAAAAATGTATGGTTAGGGTTTCATCGTTTGTCCATCAATGGTGTCTCGAATGGTTCACAACCTTTTGAAAAAAATGGTATTTATTTGATTTGTAACGGTGAAATCTATAATCATAAAACCCTTTATGATGAAATGAAAAAGACACCGATGACACAATCCGATTGTGAAATTATCATAGATTTATATGAAACATACGGTATTGAACAAACACTTCACATGATTGATGCATCCGAATTTGCCTTTTTTTTATATGATTCTAACAAAAATCTTTACTATTCTGCACGTGATCCTTACGGTGTACGACCATTGTATTATTCTACTTGTGGAAATATGATATGTGTTGCCTCAGAAGTAAAAATGTTTCCAAATTGTTTTCAAACCATTTTGCCAGTTATGCCAAGTACAGTAATGTGCCATTCTACAAATGTAACGACACGGTATGCATCCTTACCTTCTATACAACACTCTTTAACAAGTCCACATTCACGTATACGTGATACTTTGTATGAATGTGTAAAAAAACGTGTATTGAATACTGAAAAACCAATGGCTTGTTTGTTGTCAGGTGGGTTAGATAGTAGTTTGATTGCCACATTAGTCAATCAATGTCGTAAAGAATTAGGATTAAAAGAACCACTAGAAACGTACAGTATTGGATTAAAAGGTGGTGAAGATTTGAAGTATGCACAAACAATGGCTACTTTTTTAGGTTCGAAACATACATCCATTATTGTAGATGAAAATGATTTTTTGAACGCTATACCAGAAGTTGTGCACATGATTGAAAGTTACGATACCACAACAGTAAGAGCAAGCGTAGGAAATTATTTAGTAGCAAAATACATCAACCAACACAGTAAAGCAAAAGTGGTGTTCAACGGAGATGGTGCAGACGAGGTATGTGGTGGATACTTGTATATGAAAAGAGCACCTAACGCCATTGAATTTGATAAAGAATCAAGACGTCTAGTTCAAGACATTCATTTTTTTGATGCACTTCGTAGTGATCGGTGTATTGCTGGAAATGGATTAGAAGCAAGAACACCTTTTTTAGATCGAACATTTGTGGAACTTTATTTATCTATTCCAACACATATGAGGTTCACTTCATGTGAAAAAGAATTATTAAGACAAGCATTTGAAGGATATATGCCCAAAGATATTTTATGGAGAAAAAAAGAAGCATTTAGTGATGGTGTTAGTTCATTGGAACGTTCATGGTTTAGTATTATTCAAGAATCTATTCCAGAAGAAATAAAAAATAATTATATAGATACGTCTATTACTATGGAACAATACTACTATAAGACTTTATACAATACACATTATACCTCACTATTACCTTATTATTGGATGCCAAAATATACCACTACTAAGGATTGTAGTGCTCGAACATTAGAACATTATTAGTTTAATATTAATATACAAAAATGTTATACATATCTATGTATCTTTGGAATATGAACCCGAAAGAAACACGTCTTCCTAATGAAAAAGTGTTTCAACACAATGCACGTTTTTTACCAAATTATGTAGTATTAGGACCCAAAAATATTGAACCATTACTACCTTTGTTTCCGGACATTCAAAAACAATGGGATACAATTCCTCATTGGGTCATTCAAGCAGACATTGCAAGATTACTTTATATTTATGAAAATGGTGGTATCTATTTAGACTGTGATTGTGTCATTCAACAAAAATTACCAAAAGAACCGTGGCTATGTGTAGAAAAAATTGTTTCTGTACATACTTTAGGTCCAAAAGAATCAAAACATCCATCACATTCTATGAGGATTGCGAATTATGCTTTTGGATTTCCAAAACATCATCCCATGTTAAAAAATGCATTGAATGAATGTGCAAAACGTTTATCGATTTTAGAGAATGCTTCTCCAGAAAATATATTATGGGTATGTGGTCCAGACGTAATAACTACTGTGTACCATCAGTTACCATCGGATGAAAAAAAAAAAATTGCACTTTTGAATAAAACATATATATATCATTTGGAAGCAGGGTCTTGGCGTTAAACACATACACGATAATAATTTGTGGTTACAGACGTTTTACTTTTACGATGAATACAACATACCATACCAGGACGCATGCACAGTACCTGAGCAACTGCATCATAACGACTAATAGTAGGTAAATCAGAATTGGATTGTATGTGATATTTTTTGAACAATGCATCTTTTTCTTCGTCTGACAATATAACATGTTTGGGTACGATGGTATGTTTCAATAAATTAAATTGTAACCGTTTAATATTTAGTACAGATACGTAAATTGAAGAGTCATTCCATAATTTATTCATATCTGCAATCATGGTATCATTTGGATCTGATTTTGCAATAATAATCAAATCATCTGATTTTTTTAAAATAGATGGTTCACCATCTATTTCATCAAATAAAGAGCAAGTTACCGTTGGTATAACTAATTTTGTATCTAAATGATATTTAATAAAGACTTGTTTTCCTGACGTATGAGTCAATTTCAAATCTAATCTTTTGTTTTCCATCATGCTACCAATCATAGATAAACTGTAATGATCGTAATTAGAAACATTATACCCTTGATCTTTCAATATCTCGAGAAGATGTGTACGAGACAAATAAACTTGAGTCACTGAAATGTCCATTGTTATAAGTGATTATTTTACTTTAAACTCAATTTTTTTATGTTAACTCATGCTTTTCTAAATTCTATGTGTTTGTTACTATATACATATAAATCACCATATTTTTCATTGTGATATCCATCCAATTGTACATTCGATAATGGTAGTATTTTTTCTAAATGTTTGTAAACATCTTCTATATTACATAATTCTCTACTTGTAAAAAAATAAAAAATTTTTTTTTTACATATGTTTTCTGGTGTGCCATAGTTACTTTCATACCTCACATTGAATGAATTTTTGTAATATTCGAACCATCGTGGTGTTTGAAATTTGTCTAACATATCCAATACAATTTTCAAAAATCGTAAATCATGACTTTCATTTTTTTGTTGACTTACAATGTGATGAAAATTTGTTTCATTAGACAATTGAAATGTAGCGAAACCTTTATCTATTCCACATAATGGATCACATTCTTTCAATGAACATATTTCATCATAGATATCTTTAGAATCTTCTATATCTTTGAAATATGATCTTCCATAATCGATTATTTTTACAATATAAGGTGATTTAAAAGTCACAAATCCAGTTTCTGTTTGATAATGAAATTGAATATACTTTCCAGGTACAGGTTCATATAAAATAACATTTTCTTGATGCAAATCATAATGGGTAAAATGTTTACGCATATGAAAAAGTGGATAATATACTTGAAATAAAATAGGTAGAATATGATGAAACGTATCTTTTGTCAACATTTCACCTACTGTTTGGCAACCACGAATATGTTGTATCAATATAGACATATACTTTGATTCATTGCATCCGACTTTCAAATTGTAAGGTTGATGTTTTAATGAAGCAGAAAATACGGATGGTAACACTTGTTTCGTTTCTTTCATGTGCTTCCAATTCAACGAACTGTTGTACTTGAATAAACCGTACGTTTCTAAAAAACATGGAAACAATAAAGACATTTTGTTCAAAAATTGACCAACACGATATTCATACATCAAATTATCTGAATAATCATTTGTGCTTGATTTTAAAACAGCATAAGAAGTGTAATCATTTTTTGTATAACGTAATTCATTGACAAAACCATTTGACGAAGGCGAACCAATACGTTTGACCTGATCTACTAACTTAAAATCAAAATTATTAAAAAATTTTTTAATTTTCAAACTTTCTATACCAAATGCGATACAGAGTCCAGATTCACTACAAATAGTTTTCAAATATACCCCTCTTCTTTTTTGAGTAGTACGTTTCATGAAAGATTGTATTCGTTTCATAGATTCATCCAGTTTTGGTTTGACATTTTTAGGTCCTGTTTTAGAAGGAATACAATCACCTTGTTTGTTTTTTCTTGTACCGTTGGGACATCGTTTTTTAGGACCTTCAAGTTTAGATTTGATATTTTCTTTAGGAATACAATCACCTTGTTTGTTTTTTCTTGTACCATTTGGACATCTCATTATTATTACATGAATATTATTTTTTCTTTTTTGAGAGTCAATGTATCACTTCCTCCAATAACTTCTATTTCTGTTACTTTTTCTACAATTGGTTCTGGTACTACTTCTTTCTTTTTATATTCTGCAGTAGGTGAAAGTTCTACCGTTAATTTGTGACACCATGAATTCAATGTTTTATTATCCACTATGGTATATTGTAAAGAATTCACACCATCGATTTTCCATTGTAATTCATCTGTAATCAAACGTTCATTTTTGAATTCTTCTATAAACGCAGAGTCTTTTGTTTCAAATATATCATGGATTGTCTCCATTTCTTTCCCTTCTTTTGGTTCGGAAGGACGGTATACTGGATAATGGATACGATGGGCTAAGGCGTCGTCTTCACCACCCCAACCATAAAAAGTGTTGGGGAATCCATTCATATCTTTGAATGCTTGTTTGGAAACACGTAATACACGACCCAAAAAATAATTTCCATCATATTTCGAAGGACTTATTAAATTTCCAAGATGCATAATATCTTTTCCATCATTTGTATAATATTTATTAATTATATCTTGTGTCATCAAAATATCTACATCGTGTAAAACAAACGTCGTGATGGATGGTAAATGTTCAATACAAAAATCATAACCAATGTTTAATAAAGCACCACGATTGAATTTTCTTCCATCATTGCTTTGTTCTATGACTAAAATGGGAATGTTTTTATAATGGTTCAAGAATGTAGTTAATTGTTCTGCACGATTTTGATTACCATCATCACGATAAGGTACTAACAAAATGGTTTCATTCGGTTTACCTTGTGTTGCCTTACATGTCAATATATTCAATTTTGCTTTCGATGGTCTCAATTCTTTTACTTGATCGTATACATTCTTTTGTGGTGTCATCAATGAACCAATTGAATTACACAAATCAGATACATAATCATATATAAAATCTTTGGTAAAATGTGCATGGTAAAATTTCATTGCATTTTGTGCAATTTGTTTACATATTTCATCGTTATCTTTACACCATTGAATGACTTCACCCAAATCACTTAAATCGTGTTTCACACGAATACAATGGGCATTGATAATGTCTTTGTCACTAATAAGTGATTTTTGAATCATAGGTTCAAACCATAACGTATAAATAGAATCTACATTCAAAATACAAAACCCTAGACCTAACAATGGACCAAAACGGTATGCCGCAGAATTTCCTTCTACATTAATAATAAATTTACACCTGGCTTGTTCTTCCATAGAAACACGATGTTCTTCTGGTGTACTTCCTTTGTATTCAACATACATTCCATCTTCCTTTCGTACTGCTTTGATACGATCCGTAAAACGTGTAATGCGTGCATTCAACCCTTGGATGGTACCTTCACGTGTCAATTGATCTAATCTCATACGAGGATTTGTTTCAGGTGTATTTCCACAACCAGTTCCTTGACCTCTCCAGATAAATTCTACTTCTCTCTTTTCCCATGGAAGAGGATTTATCTTTGTACTATCATTTTTACATATTAATTCGTTTTTGTAAGAAGCAAAATATTTATCTTTGCAAATATCTTCCCAATCATCACCTGTTGGAAATGGAAAATCAGCATGGTTTACAGTAGTACTTTGAGCAACTACTGGAATAAATGATTTTCCTTTGTAAGGTTCTTTCAAATCTACATCACCATAAATAGAATCAAACGATTCTTTCCAATCTTTACGTAAATGTGGAAAATCTTTACGTGTCATAAAAAACATACAATCATTGACTTTACGGTGGCTACACGTTTCTACCAACATATCATAAAATTGTGGTAAGTATCCCTCTGTTGGATCTTTATCCATAATTTTTTTCTCTGCACGCAACAAACAATTGGTCGCATGCCATGTCGTTCTATCGTCAGATGTTTGTTTACGTTTTTTCGAAGGCAATGATTCCATAAATTCATCAAAATTTTTAATATCAAAATCATTTGTGTAATTCACATTGTACATCAAAATGAAATTAAATAATTTGTTATTTTTGATGCGAACAAAAATACCCGTTTTCATTTTTGACCAATAATAATCAAGTGTTGTATCAAAACTATCAGGTGTGCCTCGATAAATATCAAAAGAACATCTTTCTTTGTGATGTATTGATGTATATGCAGAAGGTGTAATGTCACGCACAGATACACTAAGCTTTGTTTTTTCTTTTTCTGATTCAATACATGGAAACATGGTTGGATTTAAATGAACATGTTCAAATACTTTAGTTTCATCGAAACAATTGGCAAAGGATTGTCCGTTTTGAACAACCACGGATTCATTCGATACATACAATCTATTTTCTTTGATAGAATATACTTCATTCGATAAAGAAAAGAAAGACGGTTTGGATATTTCACGACCTCTCATTGATTCAAAATGTGAAATGTTATCTGACGTGATCAACCGCATTTGTACATTCATGGTTCCCAATTCTTGTAACAACAACTTGAAAGAATAAGGAACTTGTACTACACTAAAAGAACCTTCATAGGATGCATCTTTATCTAAAATACTACGTTGTATTTTACCTTCATTGAATATTGCGATCAAACCACTATGGTTGTCTACACAAATTTGGTATGGTTTTCGTGTACTGTTGACCAACATAGTACCATCACCACGTGTCATCATGGATTCGCGTACAAACGAAGACATACCATTGGCAATCACACCGTCACGTTCCATTTCACCGATACGCAATCCACCTTCATTCGATCGTCCCTGTACAGGTTGACGTGTCAAAGCCGTATTGGGTCCTCTTTCACGAAAATTGATTTTATCTTCTACCATGTGTTTCAATCTCAAATAATAAGTGGGACCAATAAAAATGTCACTTTCCAATAAATCACCTGTCATTCCATTGTATAGTACCTCAGTTCCACTACTATGGTATCCCATTTTATTTAATTCATCTTTGTAGTGAATCTCATTATTAAAGACGGTGCAATCACTCTTTGTTCCTTTTTCCAATCCAATTTTTCCAAGAACAGATTCAATCAATTGACCTAATGTCATACGAGAAGGAAGTGCATGTGGGTTGATTATCAAATCTGGACGTATTCCTTCCGCTGTAAATGGCATATCTTCTTCATTCACAACTAGACCACACGTTCCTTTTTGTCCTGCACGAGATGCAAATTTATCACCTATCGAAGGTATTCTAGTATGACAAATACGTACTTTTGCAATACGATGACCAGGTGTATGATCTGTAATAAATGTTCGATCCACTTGTCCTAGTTGATCTTTTTTTGGAAATATATTTTTAACACGTGTGCCATTGACCATACGCATCAGAACTGTTTCTGGTGTTACGTTTGTTTGAAGAGGGGCAAGTCCATTTTCATCAGTATTGCTACCACCTTCAAATACCATGGGGGTATCACCTGAAGTTTCTTGCATTTCATATGTTTTAAAATAACTTGTATTGAACATACCTCGTTCTAAGGAAGCACGATTGAATAAAATGGCATCTTCTGTATTGTATCCGGTGTAACACATAATAGCGACTATGGCATTTACACCATAAGGTAATGTTTTGAATTTGGGAAGAAAACTACTTTGAACAAGTGGATCTTGACCATAATTAAGTACAACACCCATAGTGTCCATACGATTTTGATAATTGGTATGATACATGGAAACGGCTTGTTTTGATTGACCACACGAGAAAGAATTACGTGGTAAAGGTGAATGTTCCGGAAAAATAATTTGGTTTCCCATAAATCCGAGTAATAAAGATGAATGAATTTCAACATGCGTATGTCGTGTTATGTTTTCTTTAGAAAAAGCAATAAGTGATGTATTTGTTTCTTCTGTATCTAGATATTCAATCATACATGGACGTTTTTCTGTACCCTGAATGAGTTCTTGCCAAGAAAGTGATGGATCAGGTTCTATCATTTCTCCATCTTCTATATAAAAAAGCGGTCTCTGTAATCTTCCCGCATCCGTAAAAATATACAAAATATTCTCACCAATATTCCAACTAATACTGGTTGACAATGGAAGACGTCCATGTCGTCGACTCATACGTAATAAAGTAACTGCTTGTTGTGGATCTTCCAGACAACCATGCCATTCACCATTGACAAATAATTTGACATACAAAGGTATATTGGCAAACGATTCTAAAGGAATCAATCGAATACGTAACCTGTCGATTTCATCAAATACGACTTGTTTGGAAAACCCTTCCGTAATACGACAAGCAATCGCTAAATGTTTGTGCGCACCTACATCTCCACCATCCGGTGTGTCGACAGGATCATACATACCCCATTGTGACGTATGAAGTAATCGTGGTGCAGTGACTTTTGCACTTTTATCAATTTGTAAAACACATTTCCGTAAATGAGAAATAGAAGAGTTGAAACTTAGACGATTTAACTTTTGTGCAACGCCAACTTTTTTAGTATAAGAGGTTGCACCCCATCTACCTTTGAATCCATTAAGTATACCTTTTTCTGCAACTCGTTCTTCAAAAAATTCATGATAGTTGGTTTGGAACAAGGAAGGAAATAATTCTGGATCATCGTATACTTTTTCATTCTTGTTGTAAGTGCGGTCTATGACACGTTGCATATCATTCAATTGTTTCGAATAAAAATCCGTAAATAAATGTGTCAAAAGAATACCTGTCGTATCTACTCGTTTATAACGGTACGAATCACGATCCGTAGGACGATCAATTCCTACAGCTACACGCAAAAGTTTTTTAACCATGTATCCTAAAAAGTAAGCTTTGTCTACAAAGTTGAGTTCACCGATATGTGGTAAAAAAAGTTCTGACAAAATACGAAGTGAATAATGAATAGAATGATATTTCGTAAAGGTACCAATGAATTGAATCGCCATAGCTTGTGTATAAATACTTCCAGCGTCACAAACACTTTCATGAAAATAAGGAATAAGTGAATCGTCGCCTTGTAAGCATACATCAATGATTTGTTTATCTGATATAATTCCAAGAGCTCGCATGACAATGAATAAAGGAATAGGGTGATGTACATCTGGTAATTCAACTACAATTTGGTGGAGAGATACACCATCATGATTACCATCTTTATCTTCTTTGGTTACCATATATACTGTCGTAGAACGTGCAAGTTTTGTTTCATCTTCAGATTCTGATTTGATGATGGCACCATAATAATATTTATCTGAAAATTTTTTCATCACAACAATGGCATTATTGGCACGTCCTTCTTGACATACAATTGCTTTTTCACTTCCATCAATAATAAAGTATCCACCAGGGTCACTTTTACATTCACCCACGTTGAATCGTTCCGTAGATGTCATGGAAGAAAGAATACATTGTTTTGACTGAACCATGATGGGAAAATATCCTAATAAAACAAGAGGAGTGGTAAATTCATGTAGTTCTTTTCCTAAAATGGTAAAGGTAAATGTAATTTCAGCGTGAATGCTAAATGCATAAGTCATGTTACGAAGCCTAGCATCATTGGGATACATGATTTTTTGAATACCATTTTCATAAAAGAGCGGATTTCCAAAGACAAGGCTTTTTCCATCTTTTCCTCCTATATAAATGTTACATTCATGTTGAAAATCGCCTTGATCATTTTGTTTTTTTAAGATAGTAATTGGATTTTTTTTTTGAATAATTACTGGAATACGATCTAAAAAGTGATTGAAAGATTCTAAATGATGTTGAACTAAAAATCCAGGTTCAGATAGGATTTTATGTACATACTCCATAGAATAGAGAAAGTAATATATTTTTAAGTATTGTCATAGATTATGTCATGGATACTATCGAATTCTGGATCGATGGATTGGCGATCTATTGCATCAGATTCAACAGGTCAATTTGTAGTTGCGTGTGTATATGGTGGATACATTTATAGAAGTATCGATTACGGGGTAACTTGGAATCCACTTGATATAGCAATAGATGGTTGGATTTCCATTACATCAGATTCCACAGGTCAATTTTTAGCTGCGGGTATATTCGCTGGATATATTTATACAAGTACTGATTATGGTGTAACTTGGTATCCGTCGACATCAGATATTTTAGAATGGAATTCAATCGTATCCAATTCAACTGGTGATAAATTAGTCGCAAGTGATGAAAGTGGATATATTTATACAAGTACTGATTATGGGATACATTGGACAAAAAGTGATTCACCAATTAGTAATTCCTATACTATTACAACAAATTTAACTGGTGATAAATTAGCTGCATGTTCATATCGTGGATTTATTTATACAAGTACTAATTATGGAGTAAATTGGATAGCACAAACAGCCACAACAGAAAATTGGTCTTCCATTACATCAAATTCAACGGGGGATAAATTAGCAGCGTGTGTATATGGTGGATATATTTATACAAGTATTGATTATGGTGTAACTTGGAATCAAACTTATAATATAGATAATTGGACTTCCATTACATCAGATTCAACAGGTAATAAATTAGCAGCGTGTGCATATGGTGGATACATTTATACAAGTAGTGATTCTGGAGCAAATTGGACAATAAATGATGATGGACCAAATAATTGGGTTTCAATTATATCAGATTCAAGTGGTGATAATTTAGTTGCATGTGTGAATAATGGTGATATATATTATTCATTATCTAGTACGACCACTACCACAACCACTACACCAACCACAACTACTACAACGTCACCAATCACTACAACGACACCAATCACTACAACGACAACTATAAGTCCAATTATAACATCTGCAACAACAGATAAAAATTTATATTATACTGGAGATACTATATACATAACATGGGAACCTGTAGTTGAAACTTCAACTTCAATACAATTGTTTGATAGTAATTATAATTCTATAGGTTCATTACAAAGCACTCCAATAATAATGAAAGATTTTTCAATTAGTGTAAATGATTTGATAAATAAATTTGGTAATTTGAATGGTCAATATATATTTCGTGTAACTCATAGTTTATCAGATTTAAAATTTACAAATATATTTACATTGGATACAACTACAACATCAACGACAACATCAACGACAACATCAACGACAACATCAACTACAACGACAACGACAACGCCAACTACAACGACAACGACAACGCCAACTACAACGACAACAACCACTACACCAATTGCAAATATTTGTTTCGTAAAAGATACATTTGTAGAAACAAATTTAGGACAAGTACCCATTCAACATTTGATTCCTGGAAAACATACCGTTTTCAATGAATATATTGTTGCTGTAACGAAAACAGTACACGTAGATTCATATATAGTAAAAATATCTGCTTATGCATTTGGTACTTACCCAACCAGGGACACCTACTGTAGTAAAGAACATAAAATCAATGGTGATTTTTCTTTTGAGGAAGCATCTTCTTATGTAAATGGAACTACCATAACATTTGTTCCCTATGATAAAGAACCATTGTATAATGTATTATGTGAACGTCATACGTATATGAGAGTACACGGAATGATGGTAGAAACATTAGATCCTTGTTGTAAAATTGCTTTGCATCATAAATCAAAGAGATATCCTGATAGGTACAATTTTATGAAAAAAATAAGATAGCTTATTTTATGGATTGGATTTATCTAGAAAATTTTCCAGGAGGTTCTAATAATAATATAGCATCAAATCACGATACTTCTTTTTTATATGTATCAAAAAATGGTAACCAAATATATAAATCAACTGATTATGGTTTATCTTGGACAGTAATAAGTGTACCTGTAGATACTCTCGCATTTGTTTGTACAAATTATGATGGTTCTATTGTATATACTGGTAATAATTTACAAAAATCCAATAATTTTTTAAAATCTATTGATTTTGCAAATTATTTTACAGAAACAACTGTATCTTTTGATATGTGGGGTATTTCTACAAATAAAGATGGTACTATTGTTTATGTAGCTGATAATTATTCAACTATACATCAATCCGTAGATTCAGGTCTCACATGGAGTAGCATTGTCACAATGAATGTACCTCAATGGATTACTACAAATGAAAATGGTGATATTTATTATTATACAAATCAATCGAATTCTTTTATTTATGATAATAATTCCACGTTACAATTTCCGAAAAAAAATTGGACAAATTTAGTTACAAATTATGATGGAAGTATCATTTATGCAGTTTGCTATGATTCTTATATTTATGCATCATTTGATTTTGGACAAACTTATTTTACAATACCTACACCTACCATTAACCATATTATTGCAACAGATTACTATGGATCAAAAATATTTTTGGAGAATTACAAAAATGATTGCAAAATAAAGGTAGTGATTTATGATACCATTCAAATTTCATGGAATTTTATTTCAAATGAAATTATTTATTTGAATGATGTTCCAATTGGATCGGCAAAAGGGATTCAATTTATTTATACAGATAAAGAACTTTTGAATAAAAATATTATAAAAATAGGTGATATTAGTACCTATTTTGATCAACCCATTATTTCAGATGTTTGTTTTGCAAAAAATACACTTGTACAAACAGATCAAGGAATATTTCCAATTCAATCCCTTAAAACACAAACCATTCATAAATTACCCATTACTGTTACCAAAACAGTTCATAGTGAACCTTATCTCGTAAAAGTATGTGCTTATGCATTTGGAACTTTTCCAACCAAAGATACGTATATGAGTATGAAACATAAAATATATATGGATGGTCCTATTCAAGCAAAATATCTTGTCAATGAGGATACAGTTATATTGATTCCTTATGATGGGGAACCTTTATACAATATTCTTTTGAAAGAACATACCGTTATGAAAGTACATGGAATGATTGTAGAAACAATGGATCCAGAATGTTTAGTAGCTCTTTTTTATAAATCGAAATTATCACCCAAACAAAAAGAAGCTATGATTGTAACTATGAATAAAGATCCTATACGCGCCAAGTGTTATTTAAAAAGATATCAATAAATGTTTATTATGAGTATTGATTTGAATATTGAACATTATACCAATGAAGAATTAATCATTTTATTGAAACTTCAACCAGGATATACATCTGAACAATTGGAAAAAAATGAAAACGAATTTTATCTCCAATTGATGAATACCATAACGGATATTCCAACACGATCAAAAATATCTCTTTTTTTGAAATTAGCCAAAGAACGATTATTGTCTCTTTTGTATAAATCCACACTTTATTTTAAAGTAGATTCAATTCATAGAGCAATTCATTCAAAACCATTTGATTTTACACATACAATAGAACCAATTATCATTGAATCTTTACAAATTGCACACATTGATATGCCAGTCTATTGGAATGAATTTACAAATTCATCTTTTTTATGGAATCAAACACCAGTGTATATACCAGACGGAAATTATACATTAGGTGAAATGTCAATTTTATTACCAACATTAGTAGATCTATCTATTTCACATGAAACGATTAGTTCTCATGTTCCATTTATAATTGAATTTGGTAAAGGTTTTAAAACAGCTGGATGGATGTTTGGATTTCGTAAAGAAAAATATGAGGGTGAATACAATCCCATGACATCTCTTTATGAAATCAAAGCAGAAGCACCTTACGGAAATCTTACAGAACATATGACGATTGAAGTATATGATTTTCAAGATTTTTTTACAACAGATGTAACCTACATGAATCAATCAAAATATACTCTTGCATGTATTCCTGTTAAAAATCAGACACAAATTCAAAATAGTATTTATCCAAAACGCATGTATACTTCACCTATTAAATTAGAACGGTTGCGTATACGGCTATTTGATAAATTTGGTGATCCATTTTTGTTAAAAACCGATTTTATCATTACGTTTGTGGTAAAATTAAAGTAATTGAAACCCGTACGTTTTCTTTTGCATTTCTTGTCTTGATAAATAATATTGTTTTAAATCACCTTCGACATATTTATTCATACGTCCATAAGTAGAAGGACAACTACTTTGTAAACAGGCTTCTGTTTTGTTATAATCCATAATTGACATTGCATTTTTTTGGAGATAAATTCTATAATTCCAATTGGTTTGAATATTTTCTCTTTTTCTTATTTCTTCATTGATTACAGCAGTAGGTTGCCAATTTGAATAAACACGTCCATCTTCCATATTTGCAGGAAAATTAGAATGAATATTGTTCATATTATTCCTTTTTATTTAAAAAGTCAATCAATTCCTTTTTTGTTCTTAATTTAGGTCCACCTAATGAAGTTACTTTTTCCTTGAGATCTTTTAAAGTCATATTTTCATAATCAACATTATCATCCGACACTATTCTTTTTTCTAAAGTAATGGTTTTTACTTCAGGTAAATCCAATTGTATACTCTCTACTTTTAAATCTACTTTTACTTCTTCTTCTGCGTCTTCCTCTTCTTCTTCTGCGTCTTCTTCTTCTTCTGCGTCTTCTTCTTCTTCTGCGTCTTCTTCTTCCTCTTCTTCTTCCTCTTCCTCTTCATTTTCATAGTCTAATTGATTTAAACCAGCAATAGTTTGAATTGTATCGGTCAATAAATTGACTCTACTTTCCAATGCACTCAACTTTTGACGAACAAAAAGAAACAATACGCCAATCAATAAACCTAGAATGGCAACAACAATCATAGTTTTAAAATAGACTATAATTCATTTATTTATCCGCATAATGTTTAGCTTGAGATACGATAGAAGATGGAAAATTCATTTCTTCCAAAACACGTATTCCTCCTTTTACCAAAGAAATACCTGATTTTAATTTATATCCTTTTAATTGTTTCATTGGTAATTCTTTCATTTCTTTACATAATTCTAAAAAGTGAGTAGTTAATAAAAAGTCAAATGTATCATATTGTAATAAATAACGAAGCATAGAACTACCCGTTGCAATGGCTTCTTCTGGATTGGTTCCTGAAAACAATTCATCAAAGATACAAAGTGTACGTTTTGTTTTATCAGCATCGATAATTTCTTTACACCGTCTTGCTTCCGCTTGAAATAAACTATCTCGACCACAAGTATCCGGTATGTTTACATAACATGCAAATGTATCATAAGGATAAATTGTTGCGGATTTATAAAATCCACATCCAAATTGTTGAGACAATAGTACATTGATCAATGTCATTTTCAAGAAGGTTGTTTTTCCACAAGCATTTGGTCCAGTCACAACCATATTTTTAAGAGTGTATGTATTTTTTACTGGTTTTGAAATGGGATAATATGCTTGTACAAAAGTTGTTTCATTCGAAAAAGTACATGGCTTCAACTTTTTCAAGCATTGTATACAATCGATATATTGATTGAATCCAATGGTATATTCAATCAATTCGGTTACCTCTTTTTTGTGATACAATTCATAAAAAAAAGTTCGATTGCTACCACAATACCACAAATGTGTTGGTATTGACCATCGGTCCAAATATTGTTTCAACAATAACCTTTTTTTCATTAAATTTTGAGAAAACATTTCATAAGAAGATAATGATTGAATACTTTCTTGTAACTCATCCATTCTTGTTAACGTTTCCTTTGCATATATCTTTGCAGTATTCATGACTTTATGAACATGTGTCAAATTTTTGTAAAAACTAAACAATGTGTAAATATTGACATAGAGTTGAACACCAAAAAAGATGAGTGCACCTATCATGTTTGTTTGTTGAGAAGAAGACACTTTACTGAAACTTGATATGGCAAACAACGGATGTTTAGAAGAATACATTTGGAACAATGATATGTAATGTGACCATTTCAATGGTAACCCTTGTCGTAAAAGTAATAAAAAGGGTAATAATAATAAAATAAAAGGTGTGATTACAAATACTATCGGAGAAGTAACGAAATACATGCTAATTAAAAAAAGAAACATTGGTGATTCATTCAAAGGAGAAACCCAAGATGATTCTAAATATTGATATGTTAATTTAAACTCTTTGTTTTCCTTTAGTTCTTTCCAATGATGAACGAAATCCAAAGAAATGGGAGAATAAGAATGGTACAATTTTGTAGATTCTTTTAAAAATACATCGTCTTTAGTATAATAAGAAGCTAAATGTTTTACAAGATCATTTTTTGGAAAGATACGATTGTAAATGGCTATATCCTTAGAATCAATTAGTTCTAGTTCTTCTTTTACAGAAACTGGAACAGATTGATGATTCACATATTGTATAGGTAATGTAAACATGTGGTAATCTTTGAAAAATAAATTAGGATTCTTTCTCAAATGGTAAGGGAAGCTTGTACATCAGAACCTTTGATAAAATTAAACTGTATTTTGTATTGATTGATCAAACTACTGAAAATGTTTCCACCAGGTCCTTTTTTGTAAACATTCCATGCTTGTTGTGGGTTCATAGGTGTGTTCCAATATTGAAATCTAGAAGTATAACCTGAAAACCCACCATCTGGTGTTAAATAAATCGAAGCATCGGGGTTGACAACTGGTACACTTGGTAAAACACATGTTTTTACCAATTTACCATTTACATATGAATCTAATGATTTGTTGTTCAAGGTGATAATAAGGTTGGTCCATTTTTGGATAGGAATATTGGGAACAATACATTCAAATGGTTCTTCTGTCGTACTCATAGTAATGACTGCGCTGTTATCTGTTGGCATTAATGAAAGTGATGGTGTAAATACAGAACCTAAGGATCCACGTAAGAAAATAATTTTTTCTTTTCCATATTGATAAGACCAATCATCAATATAAATCCAAATACTGTAACTATAATTGACACTTCCACTATTTGGTAAAGAAGTGGATGGAATGACTAATGCCGTTTTAGCGTCTGTCATATTGCTTAATGTTTTTGAAGTATTGAATAACCAAGATAAAATATAAACAAGAACTAAAAAACCTATTACAACACTCATTATCATTAATGCTCCCATAGAATAAAGAAAATATTATTTTTTTTAAGAAATTGTATTCATGAAACCATTGGGTTGATCTCTTAACGATACAAGTTTATGAATCAATGATTTATATTCTATTTCACGTTGATAAGGATTCAATGAAAATAAAGAATGATAATATTGAAGAAGTAATGGTTTTAACAAATGTGGTTTTATTTTATCAATTGTTACAATAGGTTCATATTTACATGTAATGAAATTAAAAAGTATTAAATCTTCTAACATTTTTGAACAAACGATAGCCAACTTATTATCATTGTATTCTAATACTGTTTTTTCAATTAAATGTGTTCTTAGTATACCTTCATATTGTAACAAAAATTGTTTCAAATCAAAATTAACTTTTGCATAATAATAAAAAAGTGGATGAATTTTTTTCAAATGAATGTAAAAATAATACAACATATGTTTTGAAAAAGGTATTCCTGTATAAGGATTCTTGATTGGTAATGGATTGACTATCATAAAAATTTCTACATTCAACAAAGAAGAAAAAATAAGTTGACTTATTTCATATGGATGAAAAGTATATTTTCTAGAATCAATCAATATTTCTATACGATCGTCACTAAATGATGAAAATGATAAATCTTTACTGTTACAAGATAGTATACGTTTTTTTCTCCATCGATTGATACATCGTCTTATACTTGATTGTAATTTACACGAATACATACCTATCTTGATAAGAATAGATTGTAAATCTTTCAAAAATATATTTTTTGAAACACAATCTATAAAAGTCGATGTTGTAGAAAGGATTGTCCATAATAAATCGGGTGAATAAAACAATTTTTTTTCTTCACATAATTGTTTGTATTCTTCATCAAATTTTTTTATTGAATAAATAATATATTTTGATTTATATTTTAGCGAATCATTCAGTTCCATTATTATTTAATGACATGTATTTTTTAAATTAAAATAATTGAATCGTATAGTCTACATCTTTGTCTCGGGCAGTCTCAGCAATGGATCCTAAATTATTGTGAATTTTAATGGTATCACATTGACCTTTATCAAAGACAATTTCTTTGATACTTGTTTTCTCTTTTGGTGTAAAAGATGCTAATTTTTTCATATCTAACAAAATACTAAATGAACTAGTGCCATAATATCCTTCTTGACCACACATAACATTTGCAGATACACCACGCATATTGTCTACTTCACCATGTCTCGCAGCTTTCAAAAACATTTCAGGTGTTTCTTCAAATGATGCTTTTGCAATAGGACCAATGTCGTCTTTGTTTACACCATGTCTGAATATAGAAGTCATTGGTGTAGTAGAAGTCATACGATCGGCTAATAATGTTTTGTGATGATCATTGATGTAAGCACCATCGAATTCAATCACTTCTGTAAGTTCAGAAAGAATACTTTCTCTAGCTGCTTCTACACCCAAAATATCTTCCATTTCTTTGATGTCATTACTAAAAGTTCTAGTAGAATCAATACCTTCAAAACCTAGTAAATCCAATAAATTGGTACCAATCGTATCTAACACCCAAATCTCTTTGGTTTCATAATTTCCTTGTGTCCATGCAACATTATTCTTTACCGTACGAATATTTACCTTGGGTATATTTTTGACTCCACGCAAAACCACATTCAATAATTTAGTTTGTACTTCTTTCAAATTGTATACATAATCCATATTGTAGAAAACACTACGATTTTTATTTTTTACTTTTTTGGTATCAATTGGACGAATACGGAAAACTAATTCTTCTTCATTGTAGTCTGAATAAATACATTGTGTCATTTCAATACCACTTTGTTTGATTGCTAAATTCACGTCATCCATGGTAATTCTTTTACGAAGCATTTCTTCTTCATTTAATTGAAGACGGATGACCCATGGTGTATCGATGGTTTGTTCTACGGTAACACAATCTGCTAACAATTCATCAAATTCTTCATGACGTCTGATAAACGCTCTATCTTTAGGTACGGAATCATTGTTTGGATCAAATATAATTTCTACTTTTTTCATAATGTCGGACAATTTTGTATGTTCAATCATATTCATGAAATGATGTGCACGTTCTTTATCGGTTTCATCTACTTCTTTCAAATAAATAGTAACGGATGGATTTTTTGGATTCGCGGAAAGAGACAATATTTCTTCAATACGTGGTACACCACGTGTTACATTGGATTTACTGGCAACACCAGCAAAATGAAACGTATTCAATGTCATTTGTGTTGTTGGCTCACCGATGGATTGCGCTGCAATGATGCCAACCATTTCACCTGGTTGAATGATTGTTTTTTTGTAATGTTGTACAATTTGTTCCAACAAAGTAGTCAATGCAGAACGTGTGAAATGTTTTTTGAGTAATTCTTTTGGACTCAAGCAATAATAATAAACAATTTTGAATAGAAGGCTTGGTTTGTATGCTCCTAATCCTTCTAATTTTGCATAATACTGTTCTAACAACTGGAACATTTCAAAAGGTGTAATGTCGACAAGTACAGAGGACGTCAACAAGTATTGATTCATGAAATGTGACATTAAATAAGGAATACCCACGGGTACATGAATTTTGTACTCATTCTTATGATCAAATACATTTTGATTTAACTTGGTTCGTGCATCCACCATGAAATCAATCCAAAATTTACATCTTTCTTTACATTCAGATTGTTGATTTTTGAATCGAGCTTCCGCTTCTTTAGTATAAGTCCCATCTTGTACATGATAATGGTGATAAATTTGTTCCAATTTCATTTCACACAATGGTAAATGGTACGCTTCTACTTTTCCAGGATCAATATTATCTTCACCATAAGAGTATTGAATGATTTTATTTTTGTTGTTACGAACAGTACCATCATACAAACTAATACAATCTTCCATTGATTTTACCAAACGTCTTTGAATATAACCAGTGGTAGCCGTTTTTACAGCCGTATCAATCAAACCAATACGACCACCTTGTGCATGAAAGAATAATTCATAAGGATTCAATCCACCAATAAATGAAGAAGAAACGAACCCTCGGGCAGGTGAAGAATCGTCATATTTAGTGAAATGGGGTAATGTACGATGTTCAAACCCGTAGGGAATACGTTTTCCTTCTACTTGTTGTTGTCCTAAACAGGATACCATTTGTGAAATGTTGATATCAGACCCTTTGGAACCTGCTTGTACCATGAGAGCAAAACGATTGGTAGGAGACAATGCTTCCTTTCCAATTTTTCCAGCCATGGTGTTTGCCTCTCCCAAAATTACATTGATTCTAGATTCAAACTCCTCCATGTTTGATTTACCAGTTTCATTCGTAAAAGCACCAAATTTGGTTTGAGCAATCAATACATCCACTTCTGATCGTTTCATTTGAATGATTTCATGTATTTTATCTTGTGTTTCTTGTGGTGTCATCAAATCTTGAATGCCTACACTGTAAGAGCTCAATTTCATGTATTCATTCACAATGTATTGAATATTATCAATAAAATCCGCCGATGCCATATTTCCATAATCATTGAAAATGCGTTGAATCAAACCTTTGGTAGTAGATCCTAATACATTCTTGTCTAATCGTCCGCGTTTGTATTCTCCGTTCACAATTTCAATAATATTGTTAGATGTTTCTGGTTCCCCATCTTTATACAATTTGTTTTTCTGATAACTAGTCATTGGTGGAAGAATACACGATAACAATTGCATGTTCGTGATTCGTTCTTGTTGAAACATAGTTTCATCCACTTTTGTCAATTGAACCACCAAGTTCATGGCAGTCAATGCATCAAAATGTAGTGCGTTACCAAAATTATCTTGTTCACGTGTAAATTGAAAAGCACCAAGAAGTGAATCTTGAAAAATCCCGACGATGGATTGATTGGATGCAGGACTGATAATTTGGTTTGGTACCGCAGCCAAATGTTTCAATTCTGTTTCAGCTTCAAGTGATTGAGGCATATGTAAATTCATTTCATCACCATCAAAATCTGCATTGTAAGGTTTTGTATCACCAACGTTCATACGAAACGTATTTCCTTTTTTCATAACACGTACAATATGTCCCATCATACTCATACGATGCAACGTAGGTTGACGGTTGAAGAGAACCGCATCTCCATCCAACATGTGACGATGAAGAATGTCACCTTCTTTGAGTTCTATGGATTCACGATCTGCATATTTCAAAGATATATGAATAGATCGTCCATCATTGACACGTTCCAATAATTTTGCTCCTGGATATACATCGGGTCCATTTCTCAACAATGTTGTCAACATGGTGATATTTCTTGCATTTACGGTAACTGGTTTTGTAATATTTTGTGCGATTTTCAAAGGTACACCTAATTCACGAATAGATAAATTTGGGTCAGGAGTGATCACTGAACGTGCACTAAAATCAACGCGTTTTCCCATTAAATTTCCACGAACACGACCGGTCTTTCCATTCAATCGATCTTTGATAGATTTGAAAGCGCGACCAGAACGTTGTGCCGCTGGTTTTGCATTAGGTATTTTGTTGTCTACAAGAGAAGCGATAAAGTACTGTAACATAGTATGATGATCTTCTAATACTGAAGCCGGAGCATTTTGGGCTATTTTTTCTTGTAATGTTTTGTTGATACGCATGATTTGTACTAAAATATAAGTTAAATCATCTTCACTACGCTGGGAAGAATCATATTTAACGGAAGGACGTACAGAAGGTGGAGGAACGGCTAATACTTGACAAATCATCCATTCTGGTCTTGACCATTGTGGACTGAATCCCATAAATGCAATGTCTTCATCTGAGATACGTCTAAATATTTTAATAAACATTTCGGGAGTAATTTTCAAGGTGACAGCTGGATCCATTTTCCATTCAGCAAGAACGGTTGCAAACCCTTCTTGTTTGTATTTCGTAGGTTGTTTGCAACCACACCCATGTTCATTAAATTCACCACATCTAGTTATTTTGTGACAAAGGGTATGTACTTGATTCCATCTTTTTTCATTGGATAATGAAAGTAAAGAAGAATATTTATTTTTATCCAACAATAGTTTACTACATTTAATACAAATACATTGAATGATTCCTACTATCGTATCCAAATATTGAATGTAAAAGACCGGTCTAGCTAATTCAAGATGTCCAAAGTACCCCGGTGATTGAATATAATCTAACCCATCTGTCGGGCAGATAAGACCAGGATCAAGAACACCCATTCGTGTATCAAATAAACCATTGACAACGGCTTTGTTGTTGACATAGGTTTCTTTGTTTGTAATCTCCGCAACGGATGATTTACGAATGTCTTCAGGTGAAAGAATGCTGAACTGAATTCCTAGAATGGTAGATTCGTTCATTGTTATAATGAAGTATTATTTGTTTAAAATCAATTTTTATATTTATTTGAAAAAAATTGATTTTTTTAAAAACAATTATAGTAAATGAACTCCAAATATGAAGTGTTATTTGAACCATTACGTATCATACATAATGGCAAAACCTATTCTTGTGAAGAAGTACAATGGTATAATTTTACAGAAGGTTCACAATATCTTATGATGCACGATAAAATTCAACGCATAGGAACATTTCAAAGGTTTAAATGGATTGCAATGTATTCGCAATGGTTTACTGTATTTACTCATGTATACACGAATGAACACACAGAATATTGTCAAGAATGTGCTATATCGGGTGGTTTGCCTTATATTTATTACAAATTATATTAGAATCTTTTTCGTGCATGTATTATATGATTCTTATTTCTGCACAACCAGATACCATTTATTTTCATTGGCAAGTAGAATTGTACATGTATCAATTTAGTAAACATGCTATACCTAATTGTCATGTTGTATTTGGTTATGATAATGTACCTTCTTCTAAAGGAATATCACTAGCTGAAAAATATCCTGGATTGATTCATTTTTATAAAGATACAAGAACATCAGAACAAAAAAAATACATACCATCTATACGTCCTCACATATTAAAAAAATTTTTTCAAGATTTTCCTCAATTAGGAAAAGAAGTATTTTATCATGATTCAGATATTTTTTTAGTATCACTTCCTGATTTTCAATCTTTATTACAAGATGACTATGGTTATGTATCCGACACGATTTCTTACATTGGTTATAATTATTTGAAAGATTGTTCACAACGGTACAAAACAAAATATCCAGAGTTACCTGAAAATGATTTGATTCATAAAATGGTAGAATTGTTTGAAATGGATGAAGGTTTGATTCAACAAAATGAACGTAATTCAGGTGGTGCACAATATTTATTGAAACACATAGATTCTTCTTTTTGGGAACAAGTAGAAGATAAATGTAATGCATTGTATGCATTGTTCAAAAAGTATGAAATGAAATATCCAATTGATCACCATATACAAAGTTGGGCTACTGATATGTGGTGTGTATTGTGGACGTATTGGAAACGTGGCAACGAAACACGAGTTCACAAAACATTAGATTTTTCATGGGCAACTAGTGGAACAAAAGAATATTATGAAAAAAATATATTTCATTTAGCAGGTATTACTTCAGAATTGAAAAAAACACATTTTTTCAAAGGTGCTTATACGGATAAAGACATAATAGCTGAATGTAGAAGAAATCCATCCATGTTTGATTATGTTTCTTCTGATAACGCAACATACGAATATATCCAAGTATTAAAAGAATATGTAGATCAAACACCTTTTACAAAAATAGATCGTTTTTTTTTGAAAACAACCAAACACTTTAGTGACATGTACATCAAACAAAGTATCCTATATTTTAATCGTGAATTATGGAGATCACAAAACGGAGAATACATTCTATTTTTTAATGGAACTTGTTGGATTGTAACTGCTTCAAAATATGAATCAGAAATTAGTGAAATTTGTGGTGGTTTTGCATCTAGTTATGGAGATGAACCATATCAATGTATTTGGTAATTATTGACAACACAATACACCACGTCTACGTCTCAACACTCGGATATAAGAATCATACTTTGCTTTTTCATTGGTAGGTTTTTTCCAAGAAGATGTATCCAAAGTTAAAATCATATTGTATTGAGAGGATGATTTACCAGGTGGATTTTTAATGTAATGAAGTGTGGTTGCTTTACTAAAACATAATCCTGAACAACTCATATATTTAAAATATAAATAAAAAATATGAGAAGAAAATATGATATTTTATCTAAAAAAATAGAAGAAAAAGAGATAGAATATGAATACAAATATGAACGTGGACCTCCTGGACAACCAGGACCTCCTGGACAACCAGGACCTCCTGGTCCTCCTGGACAATCTGGTCTTTCAGGTCCTCCTGGTATACCTGGTCCACAAGGTGAAACTGGACCTCCTGCAAATCAAAATCTTGATTCTGTATTATCTATAGGTAATGTGAGTTCTTCCCCTATTCAAATCACGAATAGTATCGATTCTACTTTTATCATTGATCCAAATGCAGGATTTCAAACGCAATACAATACATTACCTAACTATTCTGTAACTAGTATTGGTTATACTAGTTGTCTTGTCAACAATATTAATGAATCATTTACATTGAATTCAACTACTTCCTTTACTATTGTTGATTTTTTAGTACAAGAAATTGGTGTTTGGTATATTCAATTATATATTGATTTTCAAGGATACACCACTACACCTAGTGAAAATTATGTTAGCATTCAAAATTTAACAAATGTAATGAATCCATTCAAATTTCCATTAAGTCAAATTAATAACAATGAATATGTATGTTTCACAACTCTTATTTTACCTGTATCTTCTTTGTCAACTACATTTACTGTAAGTTATACTGCAACCTCGACTAGTAGTGATAGCATCAATACAACAACTACAATCATTGCAACGAGAATGGGATAAAATAAAATAAAAATTGAAAAAATAAATAAATCATATTGTATAACGATGAACACGTGTACCGAATGCGAGGAAGTAATCAAAGGTAAAGGTAATTACACAATATGTTGGAAATGTTTACCTAAATGTGAATGTGGTAAACCTTTAAAACCTCCATTCAAACGTTGTTTTACATGCAACCAAGATGCAAAAAAAGATCTGTGTTCTATATGCAAAGAACCATTTGATGGAAAAGGAAAATATACAAAATGTTATTCTTGTAATAAAAAACAAAAAGTCTAATTATATTAAAGAAATTTTATATTTTTCAATATGATAAAATTATTAGAAACGTTTGGGAATGATTTGACTGTAGTGAATGCTGCGCGTGTATCTTTTCATAAAGAATCATCGGAAATGACAAAAGGTGATGAAAAATTAATCCACTATTTGGCAGATCACGAACATACCAGTCCTTTTTTTCATCCACAACTTCGTTTTCGAATTAAAATGCCAATTTTTGTAGCACGCGAATGGTTTCGACACACGGTAGGTTTCGCACGTAACGAGATTAGTAGACGTTACGTGGATTCTGTTCCTGAGTTATGGTTTCCTACAGAATTTCGTGAACGAGATCCAAATTTGAAGCAAGGATCTAAAGAAACACCTATAGAAAATGAAGATATGGTGAAAGAAATTTATCAACAAGCAATGCATGATTCATTGAAAACATATGATAATTTATTGGCACAAAAAGTTGCTCCTGAAATAGCACGTGCAGTTTTACCTTTGAGTCTTTATACGGAATTCATTGAAACTGGTTCTTTAGCTGCGTATGCTCGATTGTGTAAGTTAAGATTAGATCCAAGTGCACAAAAAGAAATAAGAGAGTATGCACAACAAATTAGTGATTTGATTGAAAAGAAGTTTCCGGTTTCCTGGAAGTCTCTATTATAAAATTCCATTGCTTGTAACATGATTCACGTGTTAAATACAATTTACTAAATTGATAAGCATTGTCTGCAATTTTCAATGCTTCATCGTAATGCTCCATACACCATTTTGTTTTTTCGATCAAATCAGATAAATCACGATGTACAGGAATGTAATGAATCCACTCTTTTAAATATTCAAAGAAAAATTCTTTGTGTGGTCTATCTACTAATAAAAGTGGACGATGAGACCAAAGTAAATGTTTCAATCTACCAGAATATCCATTTCCTTCTATGTCAATAAGTATACTATATGTTTTTACTAAATCAGGTGTAGATATATATTTTTTATTGTGTAATACAATAGAATTTGGATTGATCCACCAATTACCACAATCAAAAATGTCGAATAATGCGTTTTGTTTACCAATGTCATGTAGTGTTGCACGATTCATATTCGTGTTAATATTTCCAATCCATCCTACTTTGTTTATTTCAAATGGTTTTAATCCTGCTTCATCTATTTGATTTACAAATGTTTCATAATCGTGTATACCTACTTGTGGCCAAGAATGAAAATTAAAATCTGATACTAAACGTTCAAATGTATTATTTGAATAACTATAGTCATGATTCCCTACATCTCCTGTATTTATGGTGATGGTTTCAAAATCTTCCCATTGATACAATTTATCGGCTTCACGAATGCACCAAAAAGTAGATGAATTACGTGTTTCATGTCCACCCAAATCGTTCATTATCAATTCACCATTTTGTTTTTTTATAGTAAACATAATTATGAATAAAGAAACCATATTTAAATCAGTTGATTTAACGAATACATATAAAATACCAAAAATTGCTTATATTATTCTTACCTGTGAAAAATATATGAATACCCGCGTAAAATATCAAAAAGAAACTTTTTTGAAAGATGTAAATTATTACTATATTTCATACAAAATGGATGAAAACAATAATATATATGGGTTTGATACGGATGATTCTTATGATAGTTGTCCAAATAAATATTTAAATTTTATTCGTACTATTAATCTTGTATATGATTGGTATATTTTTATTGATGATGATACTTATGTTTTTCCAGATAAATTAGTAGAATTTTTAACACATTTTGATAGCCAACAATGTTATTATATGGGTGTAGATTTTTCACAAACAGGTATTCTTACCCATTATAGTGGTGGCGCTGGTTTTTTATTATCTAATCCAACTTATACTTTATTAAAAAAATATTTACAAAATGAAAAAACAATAGAAGATTATAAAAAAGAATATGTTACACTATATCCAAATAATAGTTTAATACATGGTGATGTATTTATGGCCATGTGGATTAGTGAAACGAATAAAATAAATGATTTACAGATCCAATATGTAAATATTGGAGACTATTTTCATGCCTATCCGAATAAAGATCCATCTTTTTATAAAAAAATGATTACTTTACATTATTTGAAAGAGGATGATTATCAGTTTTATTTTTTGAATACATAAATAAATTCGCCGTGATATGGAACGGGATAACTATAAATAGAATGTACCGTAAATCCGTACTGTTTTGCAATGGAAAGAATAGAAGATATAGATTCCCATTTTATTTTATGTTCAAACCGTTTACGGTTTTTCTTTACAGTAATAAATTCATGATGTTTGTCATATACGTGAGAGGAAGAATACATAAAAGGGCCACGAAATGACGATGTAGGACCGTATTTCCATTCTTTGGAAAGATGTAAAATAAGATATCCTCCCGGTATTAACCATTCTTTTGTATTTTGAAAAAAACGTTCTTTTTTCAAATAATAAATTGTATAATAAAGACACGATATATGCGAAAAATATCCATGAGAAAAAAGTGAAGTATTGCTTACATCTCCGAGTAAATAGTCATGGCTATATTTTTTTTTTGCATATTGTATCATTGCATTAGAAGAATCTATACCTGTAGCTTGAATTCCTTTTTCTTGTAATGCATGTACAAAATGACCGGTACCAGAACCAACATCTAATACAATACTATCTGTAGTGAATAAAGGATCTAAAAAAAATAATTCTTGACTTTGTTTTACACCATCGTATACTAATGTATCATAATAAGTTACATGTTCTTTATCAAATGCATTAGCATAAGAATAAGAAAAACCTTCTTTTGGTTTTGAAAATAAATGTAAAAAAGCTAGGATACATAAAATCAATAGAATGGTTGTAAGCAACATACTTATTCTATTTTTTTTAAAGTAAAAAAGAATACGTATTTTCTTTGAATCCTATATGATTGAAGATATACGAACAATAGATCAATTCAAAACAATGACCTTTTCCAAATACAAACGCACCGATGTGAAAAAAGAATGGTTGAATACAATGAACAAGGGTTTATTAGAAGCTTGTTGTTATTGGACAACAGAATTAATATGTAGTGGTTTATTGTTAGATTTGTGGGAATTACTTTTTTTGTTTTCATTTCGTCATATTCATCGAGGAAATCCAAAATTACCATTGTATTTAGAAATGAGATATCAATCTTTCAAAAAAATAATGGAAAATAACAATGAATTGATTGTAAGAAACAATCCAGAAATTAGAAAATTATTTTTAGAAATAGTATGTGTATTAGCTACTTCAAAAAAAAGTCATGCTTATGAAATAGTACCCATTCCCAAAGAAGAAGGAATTCCAAAAACTAGATTAAAAGCACCTACAATTGAATTTAACAAAGCATTCCAAAAAAATGATCCCAAAGAATTATTCATTCCCATGAATGAATTTTCTTATATGCTACATGAAAAAAATGCGATCGATGCATGTTTTTGGATAGAATGGCTTTTATCTTTTTTTCATAAACATAAATGCCAATTACCAGATAGAACATACTCTCATCCAAAAGATCCGATTTGGTTGGTATGGGAAACGATTTTACTTTATGCAAAAGATCCGTTGGTAGAAAAAATTGTAAAATCTATTGTATCTTTATTTTCTGGTGCTTATAGTTCTTCTAGTAAAGAAAAAAGACGTTTTATGTTGTATTATGCTATTACTTTATGCTGTGAGTCAATTCCATTGGACGTAGAAATTATATCGAACAAAAAAATAATCGAACAAGCTTATATAAAAGGTGATCTTTTATTTGAAGATAAAAAAACACATGAAATAAAGTAGTTAAAAAAAATATGTTTCATAACATTATGGAAGATCCGATCATTACTTTTGGTTCAGAATCATTGATTTTAGAAATGTTACCCGAGGTAGAGAAACCCACTGAACCTAAAACTGAACCTAAAACTGAACCTATAGAACCAAAACATGAAAAGACCGATATTTCTGTAAAAAGATGGTGTATTCTTTCTTAGTCTTTTTCTCATTTAAAACGCCCATTTTTGCATTAAAATAATTTAAAATAAAATAAAATATAAATGTTAAGCATCATTCAAAATATTCAAAATGTTAATACATATCCTCTAACATATGTATTTAAACATATGAAATTACAACATAAGAAAAGATGTAAAAAGAATTTACATACTATTTAGTATGAAGATATCTATGTTATCTATTATTCCAGGACCATTCTTCCGTACAATTTATGTATCAGAATCTTTATTTCATTATGATAGAAAAATAAACAAACAAAGATTACGGTTAAAAAAAGAAATGGGATTGACATGTACAGAAGATCATCATATATTACCTAAATGTTTAGCCAAACATCCTGTTTTATATGATGTGAATATAAATCATTGTAAAAACTTGAAAATTATGCCTACCAAAAAATACCCGTTACCATCTTATGCAAGAACACATCAAAGTCATCCTTCTTATAATTCTTACGTAAAACAATGTTTAGATAGCATACCACTGAATGAAGAGCGTAAATATCAAATTTATTTATTGATATATCATTTAGATTCACACTTAAATTATAGAGACGATATTCCTTTTTAAATAATCACCCAACGTAAATGTAACTATATAGGTTCCTGCTAAAAAACAAATTTTACGATCCATTACAGTAAATGTTTTGGATGGCCATACATCATTAAATTTGTACATTAACAAAATACCTACTAAACATTTTACCAAAAAACTAATTTTTTGAAATAAAACGGGTTCACTTTGTATACAACCAATCCATAATAAAATAGTAAATATAAAAGAGATTATGTTGAAAGTATGAATGGCATGTTCAGTAATCATACTTTGAATATTTATTAAAATCGGGTTTTAGTTGCGTGTCCAATTATCTTTCATATTATTCAAAAATGTAGTAATTACATCTACATATACTACACAAATTGAGAGAAACAACACAAATACCATAATTAATATCCATGGAAGTTTTGATTCCATAGGATCATACCCCCATTGTGTATAAAAAGTTACTGATTTTGGTAAATATCGTAACCATGACAATATTGTATTCGTAAAAAAAACAATAACAGATAACCCCAATATTCCAATTGTTTTGATGATAATATCTTTAGATTCTGAATGTTTGTATGTCATGAGTATATTCACAATAGTAACTATTATAAAAGATATCAAAAATACATTTTCAAATAAAATCCAACCAGATAAATTTGTTTGTTCTTGCTCTGCATAAAAAGCATTTCTATTGTTTATACTAGATTGTGATTCTTGTATTTGTCGAACCCATTTTTTAATTTTATCCAACCATGTTTTTTGTACTTCTTCTATATTTTTATAGTAAGATCTAGAAGACGTATACGTTTGCAACATATCATCTACATTATTCAATTGTTCTTGATGGGCTTTCATCATAGATTGTAACACTTCTTTACTTTCAGAGAGATATTTTTGTCGTTGTACATCCTTATATTGATCACCAAATCTTGCTTTGTAGTAATTTTCTTCTGCTTCTTTTAATTGATCTGGTGCATCTTCATTTACTTTTTTTGCTTGGAGAACTTGTTGATAATATTCATTCACTTTATTTGCGTTATGTTCCAAAGGTGTTTGTTGTAATATTTTTTCACGTTTGATTTGAATCGAATCTAATTTTTGTTGTATATCCATAAAGGGAATTTATATTTTATTTTTCAATGACACAGCCTAACTGATTATCCCAAACTGTTCCTTCATTGCAACAAACAGATCCGATACATACTTTGTCAATTCCTGGACCGGATAATCCAATCTCAGTACTACCAGACCCAGAACTAGAGGTATTGGGTGGGAAAAAAAAGTTAAATTCATCATAATTTTCACTATCACGCATTGCCATATTTAATAATCTATATCCAATCCAAATAATTCCGACGATAATGATACATGTGGTCAATGGTTTGATTTGAAAATACATGGAAAAAAACAAACATATACCTACTCCGGCAATAATTTGCATGAGTTTTTTTTGTGCATCATATTGTTTGCTATAATAGGTAGTGATTTCAATCATTTTCAAATGATTTAATTTTTCATCTTTCAAAGCAGTCATTTTTTTTTTTGATTTATTTAGTTCCTCTTCTAACAATTGTAAAGTTTCTGTTTGTTGATCTAATGATTCTTTCATGGTAGATTCAGTAGTTATTTGTGATTTGTACAAATCGGACAAAGTATTGTACAAATTCACCCTTGCAGAGGATAAAGAGTTTATCTGATCTGTAATCGATTGAATATCTTCTTCGGTAAAAGTGTCTTGTTTTCCTAAGGCAACTCTTTCGGCATTATGTGTCAAAGAAGCATACAATTTTTCTTCGGTTTTTTGTAACTGACTAATTTTTGTAATCGTATCTTGTAAATCCATGGTATAGGAAAATATTATTTACGAATCATTATAATAGCTAAAATAGCTGCACTAATTACAGCCCATACTATGAGATTTGTTTTATTTTGACTATCAAATATGGTCATATCAGTATATTGTTGTTCTAAAGTATCTAACGAAGGCGTATTTTTAATACCTTGGCTTACTTCTTTATATTCGATTGTTTTGGATTTCATCGTATTCGTATTTTGTTGTTGTTGTTTTTGTATTTCTGTTAAATTGGAAAGGTTATAATTGGAAGCCATTTTTTTAATTTTTTTAGGAATTTTTTTACTTTTATAAGGTGGCGGAGATTCAATGACATTGCATTGTCCAGAACCACCGATTTGATAATCTTCACCTTGTGGATAATTTGCAAAAAGTGTAGAATCAATGAATGTTACATTTCCTGGCTCACACGAATTATCTTGAAGATCTACGGTTGCTTCTTTCAGATAAACATCTTGTAATGTAGTTGTAATTTTATAATCACCAGGTGAAGTGGTGGATGTTATTTTTTGCCATGTATTATTCGATGTAGAATGTATAAATCCTACACAATCATCCGTACAATTCTTTTTCAAATCTTCAATATTACATTTTTTTTCAGTTTCTTTATACTGAATTGAAAAAACAGATGATTTCTTAGCTTCGTTCCATGAACCAAAGACAATCATACCATTGAATACATAAGCAAATTGTGGAACATCTTCATTTTTACTAGACATTTTTGTTGTCATGGGATCACCTGACTGATAAGTAGTACAATCTGTCCACTTTATGTGACTTGACCATGAAGAATCCCATGAATTGGCAATGGTTGGATTTGGATACCATCTTAATATATTATCATCTACATAACGATATATACCACCACTTACACCATTGGGTAATTCTTTACCGGCATTACAACCAACCGCATCACCATTATTTAATTTAGAAACATTGAACATGGTTGCGTTTTCTCCCAAAGTATAAGTACTACAATCTGCATCTACAGTGCTTGCCCAATCTTGATTCCAAGAAGATGCAATTTCTGGTGTGGGATAATATTGTAATGTATTATTTCCAGAATAACGAAATACACCAGATGGCATACCAGATGGTTCAGTACCAGATTTACAATTTACCGAGACACCATGTTTCAATTTGGATATATTTGAAGTGTTGACTTTCATCAAAGAAAATGGATCGCCATATTTGATAGGTGTACTCATAGAATACGAACTACCTTTTGGAGGAAGAATTTGAAAAAGTGTAGGTGTTTCACTTCCTGGACCAAAATCCATATAATTTTTTGTTGGATTCACAGATGCAACTTTACATCCCCACCATCCACAATCCGAAGTGTAAGAGGAAGAAGATGTAGATATAGATACATTATCACCATAGTTAATAACTTGTCCTTGTCGGTCTTCTCCTGGTGAAGGTCTAAAAAACAAATTCGTGGATTCATCTTTACGTAATTGTATAAAATTAGAATTCAAATATGCGGTTTGATCTCCTTGAACAAAAACAATAGGTTCTCCGTATCGTAATGGTGGTATAGATTTGGTACAATCTTCCATATTGATACCTGTTACGTTTGATCGTGATAGATATTCTTTATATTTACCTGATGTAAATGGAACTTTATGAAAATTCGAATCTACATCAATATATCCTACTTTTCCCAATGTTGCCATAGAAGACATGATGGTAGCATTTGGTAATCGTCCTTCTTGTTTACCATTGTTGTTCCAATGATCATTTGCTTGTTGTTCTGTGGTGATACCTGCTTCTGTCAAATCAGGATAATTTTGTAAATAAAATTGCCAATCAAAATTGGTTTCAGGTGGTTCTGCTTGTACATAAGTGTTTTCTTTTCCACAACTTTGTCCAGGTTTCATAAGACTTCCTACAGGAAATCCTAAATCACTCCAATTTGGTGTTAATTGTACAAAATCAGAAGGGCAATTATTTTTTCCTGCGGTAGCATTATAATCATCCATAGATCCATATACTTTTGACACACCAGTAGCAGTAACATATCCAATCGTTCCATCTGCGGATTTTACATTTTTGTTGGCATAGTCTTTCCCAGACATGTATTTTTTGAGTGTATTTACATATTCCATTAGTATATAGATTTATTTTCTAGACTGGTAAACTAAGATAAATACAACAGTAATAGAAGCAAGAGTCCATGTGAGAGCATTTACATAATTCATACTGGAAATTACTTCCATATCCTTTTCTTCACCTACTAAAGTAGACAAATCTTCCATTTCTTTATTCAATTCATTAGAAAGTTCTAATAATTCTTTTTGTTTTGTCAATGGAAAAGGTTGTTGTTTGATAAGAGTAGACATTTGTAACAAATAGGTTTGCATGTCTGCATTCAATGATGTAGCTTTTTGGCATTCTTTGGATAATTGATTTCCTAAACAAGATGTTTGAATGGATTCCAACAAAGTAGTATATTCCATTTTGGCTTGATTGAATTTAGATTGAATCGCGTACAATTCTACTTCACTCATAGTATTAGTGCATTTAATTTTTCTTTCCATGGTTTTGTAGGAGAAGGATTCGAAGGAGATTTTATTTTTGCGATTTGAAATTGCAAAAAATAAAATAAAAGACACAGATACCACATATTTATTTTGCAGTTTTTAAATTGAAAGAATAAGTAGGAACACGTCTTACCCCCCTTGGTTCATTGTAGGAACCGGCTACATGAAACATACTGTGTCCAGCACCTACTCCACCTAATTGATTGATATGAAAAATAAGATTACGACCGTATACGGTACCATTCGCTTCCGTTTGTATAGCACTATTCGCCCAATGATCAATGCCTACACGAGAAGCAATACCTTGTTTTTTGCTACCACCAGCACTGTTGACGTTTACATTTACATTATATTTGGTAGATCCAGCACTTCCTGCACTAAAAGTCGAACGTATTCTTGAGGACATAACATAGAATTAGAAAAGTTTTCAGATTTGAATAATCTTTTCCTTAACTATTTTTTCTATTTTGAATAATTCATCGACATAACTACATATATGTTTATCGGAGAATCGATGTTTTAAACATAAAAGTTTTCCGCATTTACATGTAACCAATAGTGTAGTTTTTTTGTTACAATGAACACACTTCATTTTACAACGTTATATTTATTTCTATTTCAATTTAATGATAAATAAAGAATCACATGTATGGAACCATGGGTAGAAAAATATAGACCTTCTACATTTGATACCATTGTATTAGAAGAAACAAACCAATTATTTTTTAAAAACATGTTGGCAAAAAATTATATTCCTAATTTGTTGTTTTATGGACCACCTGGTACAGGAAAAACTACTACTATTTTGAATTTAATTCAAACATATCAAGAAAATCAAGGTAAAATAGATACAAGTTTGGTGATTCATTTGAATGCATCCGATGAACGTGGTATTGATACGATTCGATCTCAAATATATACTTTTGTTCACACCAAACCATTTTTTAGTAAAGGAAAAAAATTTGTCATTTTGGATGAGGTGGATTCTATGACAAAATCGGCTCAACAGGCTCTCAGTTATTTATTACATACACCGGTTACAGTATCTTTTTGTTTGATTTGTAATTACATAAGTAAAATAGAAGATACATTGCAAACTTTATTTATCAAAGTGAAATTTAATGCATTACCCGTAGAAAAAATGTTGGATTTTTTAGAAACCATTGTAAAAAAAGAAGAGATACGATATACAAGATTACAATTGGAAGGAATACAACGTATGTATGGATCAGACATACGAAGTATGATTAACTATTTGCAAACCAATCAATACAATCCTTCTTTACCCATTCAAACAGAAGTATGGGAAAAAATGTATCTATTGTCTTTGAAAGAATCTATGGATTATATGGATGAACTCAGTGTACTACATAACATGGACCCGAAACACATTATAAAAGAATATGTCTATTATCTTGTTCTACATAAAAATATACCTATTTCTTCTTTAGAACTTGTTTTTCATACTACTCTTTCTACGAAAGTAATGATACAATATTTATTATTTGCCATTAAATTGATTTAAAGAACCTATCTTGTTTTAAAACAATGGATTTAAATGATGAGTGGGATTCCTTTTTAAAGGATGAATACACTTCGATTCCATTATCTCTCACGAGTGGACCAACACCTTTATCTACACCTATTTATATATCTACAAATACCATTATATCGTTTTTAAATCAACCGATTGACTTAAAAACGTCTTTTTGGAAAATACCAGTATTACCTTATTATGTTCCCAAGGTTGGCGTCATTAAAAAACAAATGAAATTCAACAATACCACAGAAATAGAAGTAAAAAATATAGAAGAAAATATAAAAACATATGAGTATGGTTATTCTACTATTTTACAACACATTGACAATGCCAAAGGTATGATCAAATACAAAGATATACGTAAAGTAACGATTGGTATTTCGAAAAAAGATATTTTATCTTATCGAATTAAACAAAAGGGTGCTTTTTACAATTGTTTCGTCTTGATCATTCGAGTATTGATTGATGTATTCAAAGAATTTCATGTGAAAATTTTCAATACTGGAAAAATCGAAATACCTGGTGTTCAACAAATGGAACATATACCAGTTATCATTGAAGCGTTATTGAATGTATTGAGACCACTTTATCCTACTATTTTGTACAACAAAAGTTGTGAAGAAACAGTACTGATTAATTCTAATTTTAATTGTGGTTATTTTGTCAATCGTAATGCTTTGTATCAATTACTCATATCCAAATATTCTATTTCTGCCGTATATGACCCATGTTCTTATCCAGGTATTCAATGTAAAATTTATTATGAAGATGGGGTAACCACCAAACCTACCTCTATTGCCATTTCCTTTATGATTTTTCGAACGGGAAGTATTTTAATTGTAGGAAAGTGTTCTAACAAAGTAATACATGAAATTTATAATTATCTAGTTCATATTTTATTTGAAGAATATCAACAAATTGTCGATTCAAATTGCGTGCATAGTAAAAAAGAAGCGCCTTTGCGCAAAATAAAAAAATATATTCTTTTGAAATAAGGATTTAAAGCATTATAGTAAGGTATTATTTATGAGTAAAACCCCTTCAGACACTACGATGAAACATTTAGTAAAGTTGGCGTTAGAACACGACAAGCCAATTTTATTAGATTACTGGAACAAGTCCCTTACAAAAGAGGTAGTCATTGGTGTTCGAGAAAGTGGTGAAAAGTTGTTAGTCAAGAATGAAGAGGAGTACACAAGTCCGATTTCCAAAGTATTCAAAGTAGAAACAGAATATATTATTATGACTGAAAATTCTTTGTATTGTGTATCTTCAGAAATTCCTACCAAACGTATTTCATAATCATTCTAGTGAAATAACTTAAACTTACTTTTCGTTTACAATGAAATGAATATCATAGAAGAATTACGCGAAAAGTACAAACATCATGATTACATGAGACAAAAAGTAGAAGATTACATCACAAATCTTCCAGAGATTATGACAACACTAGAAGAAGAGTATGAAAAAAAACAAAAAATAAAACAAGAATTATTAGAAAAACGTGAAGAATTTATTAGTTATTTTTTGAACCATTATTCTTTTTTTTATATTCCGCAAACAGAAGTATTTGTAGAATATACAGATGAATATAAAATTGTACACGAAGATAGTATTGTACACACCATTTGTTCACTTTTAGATAAATCATTATTGTCTTCAAAAACAAAAATTATTTCGGTTCTTCTCAAACGAATCAAAGAAAATTTATTTTTACATACTACCAATACACATACATCCAAAATGATACGCAACATGTTACCTTTTCCAAAAGAAATTGCATCTTATTTTTTATCTATTTTAGGGGATGTATTATTAGGTAAAAATGACTGTATTTTTTACATAGATACGTCTTACAAACCATTGTTGAAAATGATTCATCAATCTTTTTGTTTTTTATTACACAAATCATTGGATATATTCAAACACAAATATTATGATCATATTTATCATTTATGTAGAGTTATACCAGGTATTTGTAAAGAGTTTGTAACACTTCCTCCATTGGATCTCATTGTTGCATCTGTTACATATTCTACACAATACGGAAATTCGGATGGTTTTTTGAAACAAAAAAATAGAAATGATGTACTTTTATTGAAACACAACACGCCAGAAACACTCGTAACTATTTTTTTAGATTCGTATACCACGAAAGGAGGTTCCATGGCTTACAAAGATGTTTATTTTTTGTGGAAAACATTTTTGAGGAATCATTATTTGCCATTTGTCATCACACAACAAAATTTTAAAGCTATTTTGCAACAAGCCACCATTTGCGAAAATGACGTATGTCAATTAACTACTACAATGCAAACCAATTTACTTAAGTTTAAACATTTTTGGGATAAGTATATGATTCCAGATGAAGATTATTCTTATGAATTACAAGAAATTGTGGATTTATTCCAAAAACAGGAACGTACTACTTTGTCGATTGACTCTATGAAAGAAGTATTATCGGTAGAATATCCTTCTGTTATGATAGAAGGAAATACTATTTTGTATTATAAATGTATGATTTGGAATAAAAATTTAGACATTGATATGGCATTGAATGTTTGTACTCAAGAAGATAAATTTTCTTTTTATGAACAATATACAAAAACACATCACAAAAAATGTGTAACCAAAGAATATTTTGAAAAATATCTTTCTATAATATGAAGTTTTTGTGGGGTGTATTATTACTATCATTATTAGCCTATTCTTTGTTTCCACAAAAAGAACATCCTGAAATTAAGGTTGAATTTGTCGAAAATGAATATGATACCATTCGTAATCCTTATGCACCACCTCTTCGATATTTAGATGCAGATTATACACAATTAGGATATTTGAAACGTCAAGATCGTCGTATTCCTTTGTTTGGTAAACCAGCAAATTTACGTCGTGACCTTTGGTATTATTATACGATGATTGATGGTATTAAATTACCATTTATGTATCGACGAAAAAAAAGTTTAGGATTTCCAGGTTGTGATTCTGTTTCTTCTAAAGATATAGTTCACATAGAAGGAGAAGAATGGATGGTAGAATTATATGAAGTATAAATATGATTTAAGAAAAGGCAACACTTTTATATCCTTCTTGTCCATGTAGTGTCATAACAATTGGAAAAATACAAACATATGCATTTATATCTTTGTATACTGTATTCATCATCATATCTAATGTATAACACTGTACCATATTTAAAAAAGGTAAATGAAGTATGGAATGATTCATCGGAAAACATTTTTCTTTCAATATTTTTGCACCATTCGGATGAATCATATAAGCAGCTGCACCAAACACATTAATTAATTTAGCAATAGTAGTATTTATTTTTGAATGCACAAATTCATTGACATCGATTTTATGTTTACCAAATCTACAATGACAATCTTCTAATGTTTTGAAACTTAATATCGAATCAAAATTAAAATTCAACAATACTATATCCCATTCTTTTGGTAATAAATTGTGTACAATTTGATTGACATGTTTTTTGAATTGTTTGTGTAAAATGGCATCATCTTCCATAATAATAATTGGTTTGTTCATTTCAATGCATTTATTCCATAATTGTAAATGAGAAATAGCACATCCAATCACACCTTTTTCATAATGTACACCTGGTTGAATAATATCTGGTCCAGGATTAATTAATGCACCATCTACTGCTTCATGATATTGATACTGAACATGTGAATTATGTTTATCAAATTCATCTTTGCGATCTTGTGAACGTTTCAAACTGATTACGTAAATTTCCATCACATAAAGACACGTATACTATTTAAGTAATAATTTTAAAACCATGAAAATGTATTATCACCAGTCCATTTACGTAAAATAAGGTTAATTGCACGATGTTCCATAGAAGTTTGATTTTTTTCTTTGGTTGAACAAAATTTTG